TTGAGCGAAATGAAAAGAAAAGTACCTATGGAACATTTGAATATTGGTGAGTTCAACCGTGGGCAGTCTTCAAAACTAATCCGCAATTTAGTGGAAAAAGATAAAGCTGCGTTCATACAAAAAAACGGTAAACCCATAGCCGTTGTTATCTCCTATGAACGATACGAGAGATTACTTAAGTCCGGCATCGATATCAATGAGTTCTGAGTCTTCAAAATATGACTAAGGAGGTAGCGGAGATGGTTGCGAAAAATTATGGTGTAGTTTACACACCGAGTAGATTGGCTGAGTTCGCAGCAGAACTTTTAAATAAACAGGCAGCAGAAACCAATACGAAAATAGAAGCAGTGTTGGACCCGGCGTGTGGCGAATGTGCTTTACTATGTGCTGCAAAAAAACACTTTAACGGTACAGTGAAATATTTGGGGATAGATGTTGATAAAGAAGCAATAAGGAACGCTGACGAGGATTTTGAAATTCTTTATAACGATTCAATCCTTCCACGAAATGTGAAAAAACAAACGGCAGAATACTGGAGAGGCAAAATGCCTGTAATATCTGCAATAATTGCAAATCCGCCGTGGAGTTCTGAAAAAATATATGCACGTGAAGAGTTACAGAACGCAGGCTTTTCACTCACTACAGGACAATATGATAGTTTTGTACTTTTTGTGGAACTGGCATACAACTTACTGGATGATGGAGGATATTTTTCATTTATTATTCCAGATTCCCTATTTGATGCACAAAATGAAAAGTTAAGAAGATTTTTGACAGAGAAAACGCAAATCAAGGTAATAGCTCGACTGGGTGAGAAGATTTTTGAAGAAGTCAATAGAGCGACTACTGTTATAGTTTGCAGAAAGGCAAAGCCAAACAAAGATTCAGTCACACATTGCTTCAGACTTGCAACAGAAGAAAGAAAGGAATTCTTAACATCAGATTTGAGCCTACTGCATTTTTATAATAAGGGAGTACATGATGTGTTGCAAGGACGCTTTGCGGAAAATGCTGCTTGCAATTTTGATGTCGATACACGATCTGATGAAGAGGCATTACTTGCAAAAATAAAGACACAATCTATAAGCTGGGATGATACATTCATTTTTGGACGAGGTGTGGAGATATCAAAAGCTGGGAAGGTTGTGTTCTGCCCTTCCTGCGGCTATGCACAAGGATATAAGAAATCTCAAATGGCCGAAGGAAAAAAAGAATGCACTAATTGTGGAAGCGAAATTCCTGTTACAACTGTAAGTGCTCAAAATGTTGTTTCCAAAACTCAAACCCCACAGACAGTTCAGATATATGTAGGAGAAAATGTTCGTAGGTATGGAATAACAGGAGAATGCTATATTAAACCGAATATTCCCGGAATCAATTATAAAAATCGTGAGATGTACAATCCACCAAAACTGTTAGTTAGAAAGACAGGTCTTGGAATATATGCATCTATTGATTATACTGGGAGTATGACGAGTCAGACTGTATATATTTTGAAATTCAAAAACAGTCAGCATCAAGTTCCGTTGGAATATTATTTGGCCTTGCTAAATTCAAGAGTGGTGTACTATTTCTACTTAAAGGTATATGGCGAGAATGAATGGAAATCGCATCCGTACTTCACTAAGCAGATTATCTATTCTCTGCCTATTAAAAAATTTGAAAATAGCGATTTGGATAGAAAAATCATTGAGATTGCATCGGAATTGGCTCATGAATATGAATATGTCAAAGACGTCCAGCTTGAGAAACTGGTTATGAAAAAATACGGTCTGTCAGAGACCGAAAGCAATATGGTTTATGGTGAGATGAATCGTCTGCCTGACTTGAGTGCGATTAACAATATGAAAGTTGAGGTGGAAAAAGGTGTATAGGTATATCGGTAACAAATCAAAGTTAATTCCACATATCCTTGAGAGAGTGGAACAACTTATCGGGAAAAATGGAACTGTGGCTGACATTATGGCTGGAACAGGTACGGTTGCGTTAGAACTGAGAAAAGCAGGATACTCAGTTATTGCATCCGATGTAATGACCTACTCTTATCATCATTTGATGGTTAATTTATGCTTGGATTCGGCACCTCCCTTTTTAGGTCTTGCGGGTCAAGGAGTAATTAATCAGAATGAGGGGGATGCATATGAGGCAGTTCTGACTTATTTGAATAGCATCGAGCCTAAAAATGGATTTTTCTTTAAGGAGTTTTCGCCGGGAGGAACGCCACAGAATGGCTGTGACCCACGAAAATATTTCACTACAGAAAATGCAAAAAAAATTGATGCAATTAGGGAAAAAATAAATGAGTGGATTGATAATGGTAGCATAAGCAAAGAGGAAGAATCACTTTTGAAGCACACGTTGATCATGGCTGTTAACGAGGTTGCAAATATTTCAGGAACATATGGATATTTTCTGGCAGATTTTAAAAAGAATGCAAATACAATGATTGACTTGAAACCCGTGGAATTTTATGCAGAGAACCCGACAGGTCACATGGTTAAATTGGGCTTTGCAGAAAATTTGGCAGCAACCATAACTGCAGATTTGTGTTACATTGACCCTCCATACATGAAGAGGCAATATGCTGCAAATTATCATATTCTGGAAACTATTGCACGAGGAGATTTCCCTGATGCTGTTGGGAAAAGTGGTTTGCGTGACTGGTGGGAACAACACTCTAAATTGTGTACTAAAACACGAGGACTGCAATCATTTGAAAAGATATTAGGCGAAATGCATTGTAATAAATATCTGATTAGTTATAGTGAGGATGGCTTGTTCTCATTGCAACAACTGGAAGAATGCTTCAGTAAGTTTGGGATTGTTGACGTGCAAGAAATTGATTATAATCGATTTAGAAGCAATGACAGCAAATTGCCCAAGAAACTGAAAGAATATTTGATTTCTATAGAAAGGCAGGCATAAGTAAATGGAGTACATTGATAGAATATTTTACAGAAAAATCAATCCGTCTGATTTCAAAAAACTTTACGATATTGATAAGCCAGAAGGTGGTGGCGGACAAACATACTTGGAGGCAGCGGGAATTTCAAATGAAAAAATCGTAGATTTCCTCTCCTGTGCGGAGGTGACAAACAGTCCACTACCAGATGAAGCAAGGTCTGTTTATACATTCAATGCCTATGTTTTGGGAGACTCGAAGAGCCAGTGTGCATTTGTTGAATTTGCACCGCGAAAAGGACGAAATAACTATCGTATAAGTCGCCAGAATATGAAATATAAACATCCGGCTTGGAGTTTGAATAATGGCTTTCCTGAGCCATCAAAGGGTGATGATGGCGAATACACATCTGAAGGTGATTTTTCGGGAATTATTGATAATCTTGTTATTCTTATCATTAGAACGACCTATAGACGGTATTATGCAGGCTTTGTAAATACAGCGGCAATGCCAGAAAGTTGGCCACACAATATCGGACTAGAAGACATTTTCTGTGGTGAGCGCAGGAATGTAATAAATATGGATGCGTATAAACTACAATTTATTAACGATGCAGTTAACCCATTTGGGGATTATGTTCCAACAATTGAAGAGAGTAACAGAACAACAACTGGATGCAATGTTCTTTTATATGGAGTACCCGGAGCAGGAAAGAGCTGGACGATTGAGCATGAATATTGTGCTAATGAGAACTGCATGGAGAGATTAGTTTTTCATCCGGATTATATGTATTCGGATTTCATTGGACAAATTTTGCCTGTAGTAAAGGACGATGACAAGGTTCGCTATGAGTTTACGCCGGGTCCGTTTACAAAACTATTGAAAAAGGCATATTGGAATCCTGAACAATCCTTCTACCTTATCGTTGAAGAAATAAACCGTGGTAATGCACCAGCGATATTCGGAGAAATATTTCAGCTTTTGGATAGAAAAGATGAAGATGAAAAAGATGAAAATGGAAAGATTCTCTATAAAAAAGGCACGAGTGAGTACGGAATAACAAATGCCAATATTGCGCGGATAGTATATGGTGATGAAGACCATAAGGTCAGAATTCCAGCAAATATGTCAATCTTGGGTACTATGAATACTTCTGACCAGAATGTCTTCACATTAGATACAGCCTTTCAAAGAAGATGGATTATGAGAATGATTCCAAATTCGTTCAAAAATCATCGATTTGCAGATGAAAAAATTTTGGATACAACCGTATCATGGAAGCAGTTCTGCGAGACCATTAATGATGAAATATTGAGACGAAACAATATTACTTCTTCTGAAGACAAACGTCTTGGCGCTTATTTTGTTACCGCATCTGATTTAGAGATGGTAGATGTTGAGGAAGGTGCAAGTGAATCTGAAAAAATACAGGCAGAGCACCACAATAATCGTTTTGCAGAGAAAGTTCTAAAGTATTTATGGGATGATGCTTTTAAGTTCGCTCATCAAGATACATTTAACACAAGACAGTTTGTTAGTCTTGAAAAAGTAATTGAAGCCTTTATGGATTCAGCTAAACCAAAGAATGAACGTTTTCGTGTATTCAACGATAATCTTCGTAAAATGATTCTGGAAGGAGTTACGACAGAGTCTAACGAGGCTATCGATGATGACAGCGAAGGTTCACAGGAATCGTAAAGTGGGGTGAGCTACATTGGACTTAGGCTTAAACTTAAAAGTTAAATGCCACATCAATAAAAATGGTGATGGCGATAGGTTTGTCGGAATTAAGGCTGATGCTAATCAGGCAATGGTCTACTTTCCAATGGGCTATCGCTTGCCAGATAGCGAAGAGGACATTAGGGATGATATACTAAAATTAATTTCTGTATTATCTGAATTTACGGATTCAAAAGATAAGGTTCTGGCTATGCAAAAGTTTGAAGCACCTCAGTCGGTGAATTTTCCTATCAATGCCTATATGAACATAATTCGATATTATTTGGAACAGCGTTCATATTACACGGAAAAGGACCCTATTCGCAAGACGAGCGACAGAGGGAAAATAGATTTTGCTTCATCATTGCGAAGAAATGTCAGTTTCTTTCAAGAGGACGGAACCCCGTTTTTTGATAAATATACGGTTAAAGGGTCAACTCCAAACGAGAAAAATCTTATAACCATGATTCACAAATACTGTGTTCATGAAAGCTTTATGCAGATGGGATGGTTATTCATGCCAGATGTTCCACCAGATCCGCATATCGAAAGAAACATCCCTCTTTTTCTTAGTGTGCTGAAGAAAAAGCTGGCAGTAACACATTTGGAAAAAGATATTCTTTTGTTTGAAGCGATGATTTCTATGTTGGAATATCTGGATGAGCAGAATGATGATAAGCAGTTCTATTTTGGAACAGATAGATTCGAGTATGTATGGGAAAAACTTATAGATGCAGTATTCGGTATAAAGGAAAAAGAGGAATACTTCCCACGCACAACATGGCATTTGAAGTATGGTGATACGCATCGGAATTATGCATTAGAGCCGGATACGATTATGCTATGCAATGGTAAAATATATGTGCTTGATGCGAAGTATTACAGGCACGGTGTTACAGGTATACCTTCTCACTTACCTGAATCTACTTCCATCAATAAACAGATTACTTATGGCGAGTACATATACAACCATAAAAAGTTCAAAAAACAATATGGTGATGATGTTCCTGTGTTTAATGCTTTTTTGATGCCATACAATAAGAAAGATAACCCGTTTGGCATAGATGAATATTTTGCGCATATTGGAGAGGCTGATAGTGACTGGAAATATGGGCATCATAATTACGAGCGAGTACAAGGAATTGTGGTGGATATCCGATTTTTGATGAATAATTACTATGGTTCTCATAAGAGTAAAATTTTTAAGATGGCTAAGCTAATCGAGGAAGCTCTGCAGGAAAATGCAGATATGCTATCAGAGGAAAAGGCTGAATAAGAAATCCGCAAACAGTGATTGCTACTGTTTGCGGATTTCTTATTTGCCCTTTTGGATCTTAATTCGATGGGAGCGTTGGTTATTTGCATTCCTACAGTTATCACAACAATACTTTTTACGGCTATTGGAGGTCTTTACCAAGAAGTATTTATGACAGGAAGGATTGGCACATTTTCGATAAATTTCAGAGCCCGGCTTCATATAGAAGATAGAGAAATATAATGCCGTAAGCAGCGATGGTGCTTTCCACGATGGCTCCAGAGAATTTGGATTATAAAAAGGTCTTATGCTACGGGTGTTATGGTTTATCTCTCCGCTCAAAACAAGACGAGCTACAGGGATGACAGCGGATTTAAGCCGACTGTCAAATTCGGTGTGGTCTGGATTTCCGTAGTATTCAATTCCACCATCGAAGGTTACTGTTTTTATAACACCAATGGAATGCATATAGTGAAATAAGAATTCTACAATTAAGCGGAGAGACTTTGGCTGAGTACTATTATTCTTATAAGCAATAGTAAGCTGGCGGTACAGAGTATCATTAATTCCAGGATAATCGTATGCAAAGGTCTCTCCATTTGAAATATCATCATATTCATCAGCCTTCAATTCATATGCTGGGGCATAAATCATGTCTTTTACAGTAATAGAATCGGCTTCGGAAGACTGTAGCAATGAGTCTATAGCTGATTGATTCCTGATTTGGTCATGAAATGGGTGTCTGTAAGTCGTATATGATATTTGAGTAGTACCACCAAGCGTGACCTGTTTACCTAAAAGCAAATATAGACTTAGGTGGAGAATTTGGTCATAGTCAAGAGAAGGCTTTTCCAATGCGGTCATAAGAAGAACTGTGGCTTTTATTCTGTTAAGTATTTCAACAAGAGCTTCAGCATTAACTTCCGTTCCTTCGGACGAAACAGGAAGTAGATAGCCGTGTTCCTCAAAAAAATGAAGTACCTTTTTTACATTGTTATAGGGAAGCGAAATCAGTGTTCCAAGAATGTTCTTATTTTGTAGTGAGCCAAAGGGAGTTGTTAGGCATAAACCTTGGTTTCCGCTAAAGGCATAATTAATTACTTCGCTGTCCGTAGGATAAACTGTGAGTATGTTATGTGTCTGCCCGTCTGTCTTTAAAACTTTTTCTGTTCGAAATATACATTTCTTGCAGCTCAAGGAAAAATAATCATTGCTAAGATTAAAAAAAGTATTTAAGTCTGTCATATAAATCTGCTCCTATATCTCCATGCCCCTCTTTGAGGGGTCTTTTTTTGCAAAAAAATAAGTGATAACATAAGCGATATTGCAATTATACAACTTACTATTTTTGTTTTCAAGTTTCTCATAAGTAAATCAAAGAGAAAAATAAGCGATAATATCAGAAATTTACTTACTATCTAAAAATCTCTATACTTAAAGACAGTGGAGGACAACTCATAGTTGTACCACAATAAATAATCTCACAGCCTGAGATGCGCATTAAGGCGGCGGGATACATAGTAGGTTTGAACACAGATTTTTTCTGTGGACAAGCTGATGATGTACCCACCGTGTCTTGTCATACCATTTTCAGGTGCAGGAGTCGGTGGACACATAAATCCATCGGCTCCTTTTATGTTCCTGCCGCCACCATCCGGGCGGAAAGGCAGGGACTTTATGAGAAAGTTCAAAACAGCGGAGAAGAACCGCACCAACTATGTTTATTACACCGCAGAGGGCAAGAAAATTGTTCTCACATCGGAGGATGTGGACAGCACCTGGATTGCATTGCTGCATGACGAGGACGATGAGATTGTGGACGCAGAGCGCCGTGAGGAGTATCACGTTCCTGTTCATTATGATGCCTACTCTGATGGAGAGGGCGATGATGCCGCAGATCGTAATTCCTATCTGGAGGATGATACATTCAATCCATTTGAACAGCTGATTCAGTCAATGGATGCGGCGGAGCATGAGGACAAGCTGCAGAAACTGAAAGCGGCAATCAAAACCTTACAGCCACAACAGCAGGCTCTTATTCAAAAGGTCTTTTATGAAGGCCGTACCAACGTGGATATTGCGGCAGAGGAAGGTGTCACCGAAACCGCCATTCGTAATCGTCTGAAGAAGATTTACGCAAATCTCGCAAAGAAAATTTAAAATCAAGGGTTCGATTTCCTGCCCTCTTTGGCTTATAGACAGAGGGGCAGGAAAAACAACCTCTCAGAAAGGAGCCTTTGATATGGCAGTAAAACATAAGGTCACAATCAATGTCTCTGATGAAAGCGGAAAGAAGTCTACAGTTTTGCGAGGTGCGAACCTGAAACTCCCGGCAAGAATCATTCGGTTCTTGTTTGGTGATTTCACACAGGTGTACCTCTTAAAACCCGGACAGACCGTAGAATCCGTGGATGTCAGAGAAATCAAGGAAGGAGGTACACGCCATGAGCAAAGTCACAGCAATGCTTGATGCGGCTGTTGCGGTTATTAAGGATATCCGTTCCCTGGCAGACAGCCTGCAGGCACTGATTGATGCAATGTCGGAAAACGCTCCGGCAGAAAAACCAGCGGTTAAGTCAGCCAGGCCAAAGAAAAGCGCAGCAAAGGAAGATGTCGAAGAGCCTGCGCCAAAGGAAGAAAAACCTTTGAAACTGGAGGATGTCCGTGCAGTGCTAGCAGACAAATCCCGCAAGGGGCATACGGCAGAGGTTAAAGCACTTCTAGTGAAACACGGCGCAGACAAACTGTCAGATGTTGCCCCGGAAGAATATACATCACTGCTTGCAGAAGCGGAGGTGCTGTAATGGGAAGACAGAAGGTGAATTGTGCCGTAGGCACAAGAGAGGCTGGCCTGGGCCACGCACTACTTTCAGCATCATCCAGTCACAGATGGATTAACTGTCCGCCATCTGCAAGGCTTTGTGAAAACTGTGAAGACCAGGGCAGCGAATACGCACAGCAAGGTACGGATGCTCACAGTCTTTGCCAGTACAAAGTGGAATCGGCACTTGGAATGGATACCGTTGATCCTACAGAAAGCCTTAGATTCTATGATGAAGAAATGGAAAACTGTGCGGAAAGCTATGCCGTGTATGTGATGGAACAGAGAGCAAAGGCACTGCAAAGCTGCTCTGACCCGGTTATCCTGGTGGAACAGAGACTGGACTTTTCCAAATATGTGCCGGAGGGATTCGGTACTGGAGACTGTGTCATTGTCGCAGACGGAACACTGTCGGTGATTGACTACAAGCACGGGAAAGGAATCCTTGTCGAAGCAGAGAAAAATCCGCAAATGCTCTGTTATGCCCTGGGAGCGTTGGAGCTGTTTGACGGCATCTATGATATTGATACTGTCAGCATGACGATTTTCCAGCCGCGCAGAGAGAATGTCAGCACATACACCATTTCCAAAGAAGAACTTTTGCAGTGGGCAGAGGAAGTCCTGATACCAAGAGCCAAGCTTGCCTATGCGGGCGAGGGTGATTTCGCAGCAGGAGAACATTGTCAGTTCTGCAAAGTAAAAGCCACCTGCCGAAAACGTGCAGAGTACAACCTGGAACTTGCCCGTTATGATTTTGAGATGCCTCCGACCTTGGAGGATGAGGAGATTGAAGCGGTGCTTGCAAAGGCAGATGCTTTGGCGGCATGGGTCAGCGATGTTAAGGATTACGCACTGCAGGCAGCAGTCAGCGGCAAACAGTGGACAGGCTGGAAACTGGTAGAAGGACGTTCCAACCGCAAATATACAGATGAAACCGCAGTGGCAGAAGCGGTTACAAAAGCAGGCTGCAATCCGTATGAACAGAAGCTGCTTGGCATCACAGCCATGACATCCGTGCTTGGAAAAAAGCAGTTTGAAAGCATCCTCGGCAGTCTTACTTACAAGCCCCAGGGCAAACCAACACTTGTGCCGGAGAGTGACAAACGTCCGGCAATGAATACCGCAAATCAAGATTTCAAAGATGAAAATTAAGGAGGACTAATATTATGACAAATGTAAAAAATGCAAATCCCATGAAGGTTATTACAGGTACCAACACCCGCTGGTCTTACGCAAATGTGTGGGAGCCTAAGAGCATCAACGGCGGCACACCGAAGTACAGTGTCAGCCTGATTATTCCGAAGTCGGATACCAAGACTATCGCCAAAATCCAAGCAGCGATTGAGGCCGCTTACAAGGAAGGTGAAGCAAAGCTGAAAGGAAACGGCAGAAGTGTTCCCGCACTTTCGGTTCTGAAGACCCCTCTTCGTGATGGAGATACGGAGCGTCCGGATGACGAGGCATATGCAGATGCGTACTTCATCAATGCCAACAGTGCATCGGCACCCGGCATCGTAGATGCTGACCGTCAGCCGATCATTGACCGCAGCGAGGTATACAGCGGTGTGTATGGTCGTGCATCTATTAACTTCTATGCGTTTAATTCCAACGGCAACAAGGGTATCGCCTGTGGTTTGAATAATCTGCAGAAGATTAAGGATGGAGAGCCTCTTGGCGGAAAATCCCGTGCAGAGGATGATTTTGCAAGTGAAGAAGAGGATGATTTCCTGGCATAAGGAGGGGAGAAAAATTATGACAACTGTTGAGAGTATGATGCTTGCGGTCTGCTTTGGTGCGGTGATGGGAACTTTTATAGGCAATGCTGTGTTCCTTATCAAAACTGCCATTGATAATCACAGGGAAAAGAAACGCAAACGTAAGGAAAAAGAAGAGTCTGCTGACAAGGCAGAGTAATCGGGCGGGGCGGCAGGAGCAATCTTGACCGCCCTGTTTGTTATGGAAGGAGTGGCACATGATGATTGAAATTAAAACGCTCTCCATTGATATCGAAACTTACAGCGATATCGATTTGAGTAAATGCGGTGTATATAAATATACGGAATCGGCAGCATTCGACATTCTTTTGTTTGGATATGCCATAAATGGCGGGGAGGTGCAGGTTATTGATTTGGCGTGTGGTGAGACCATTCCGGCAGAGGTGATTGCGGCACTGACAGATGAGAATGTAATCAAGTGGGCATTTAACGCATCCTTTGAACGGGTGTGCCTGTCTGCTTGGCTTCGGAAAAATTATCCGCAGGAGTTTTATAATTACAGCATAGACCAGGATACCGTTCAAAATTACCTTGACCCGGAATCATGGATATGCTCCATGATCTGGTCGGCATATATGGGATTGCCGTTATCCCTTGCCGGAGCAGGTGCCGTGCTTGGATTGGAAGAACAGAAGCTGAAGGAAGGCAAAGAACTCATTCGGTACTTCTGTGTTCCGTGTAAACCGACAAAGGTCAATGGTGGGAGAACCCGCAATCTGCCGGAGCATGACCGGGAGAAATGGGAACGGTTCAAGTTCTATAACAAGCGGGATGTGGAAGTGGAGATATCCATTCAGAAAAAGTTGTCCAAATATCCCGTGCCGGATTTCGTGTGGGATGAATACCATATCGACCAGGAAATTAATGACCGTGGGATTGCCCTTGATATGACGATGGTGGAGAATGCTATCGCTATGGATGAAAAATCCAAGGAGGAGCTTCATGCAGCACTGAAACGGATAACGAATCTGGAGAATCCCAATTCAGTCATACAGATGAAGCAGTGGCTTTCGGAGCATGGCATGGAAACGGATACGCTCGGCAAAAAGGCCGTGGCAGAACTGTTAAAGACAGCGCCTGCCCCATTAGCGGAGGTGCTTTCCCTTCGGCAGCAGTTTGCAAAATCATCGGTAAAGAAATACCAGGCGATGCAGAATGCCGTGTGTGCAGATGGGAGAGCCAGAGGAATGTTTCAATTTTATGGTGCGAACCGTTCTGGTCGATGGGCGGGTAGACTGATACAGCTGCAGAACCTTCCTCAAAATCATATCCCGGACTTGGAACAGGCACGGGGATTGGTGCGGTCCGGGAATTTTGAGGCTTTGGAACTATTATATGAAGATGTACCGGATACTTTGTCTCAGCTGATTCGTACCGCTTTTATACCGGAGGAAGGACACAAATTTATTGTATCGGACTTTTCTGCAATTGAAGCCAGAGTGCTGTCCTTCCTTGCAGGAGAACAGTGGAGAATGGATGTTTTTGCAAACAGCGGAGACATTTATTGTGCATCGGCATCTGCCATGTTTCACGTTCCGGTAGAAAAGCATGGTATGAACGGACACCTCCGTCAAAAAGGAAAAATCGCAGAACTGGCACTCGGCTATGGCGGTTCGGTGGGAGCTTTGAAAGCAATGGGTGCCTTGGATATGGGACTTATGGAAGAGGAACTCCAGCCACTGGTAGATGCGTGGCGTTCTTCCAATCCTCGCATCGTGCAGTTCTGGTGGGATATTGACCGGGCTGTAAAAGATGCAGTGAAGCAGAAGATACCATCGGATATTGGGAACATTCATATTTTTTGTCAGAGTGGGATATTGTTTATCCGTCTCCCCTCCGGCAGAACCTTATCCTATGTCAAACCACGCATGGGAGTGAACCAGTTTGGCTCCGAGAGCGTGACCTATGAGGGTGTCGGCAGCACGAAAAAGTGGGAGCGGATTGAAAGCTACGGTCCCAAGTTTGTGGAAAACATCGTGCAGGCAATCAGCCGGGATATTTTGATGTACGCCATGAAAACGCTTAGGCACTGTTTTATCGTGGCACATATCCATGATGAATTGGTAATTGAATGCAGCAGGGGTACTTCCCTTTCGGTTGTCTGTGAACAGATGGGAAGAACGCCGGAATGGATCAAAGGGCTGCTGCTGCGGGCAGACGGTTATGAGACCATGTTCTACAAAAAAGATTAAAAATATGGGGTTCGATTGATTCGGATTCTCCGCTTATAGGCAGAGGGATATATGTTCCTCTGCCTATAAAATTTTAAGGAGGAATTCGTAATGGACGAATTAATCAGAATCAATTTCGACAGTGAGCGCCCTACTGTGAGTGGGCGGGAACTTCATACTGCTTTGAAAGTAAAAACAGCGTACAAAGACTGGTTTCCGAGAATGTGTGAATACGGTTTTATGGAGGGAACAGACTTTAGCTCATTTTTGAGCGAAAGTACCGGAGGCAGACCTGCTGCAGATCATCAGCTGACCATCGATATGGCCAAGCAGCTCTGTATGATTCAGCGCACTGATATCGGCAGAAAGTTCCGTCAGTATTTCATCAAAGTGGAGGAATCCTGGAATTCGCCGGAAGCGGTTATGGCGAGAGCGTTGCAGTTTGCCAATCAGCAGCTGGCTCTTGTGAAACAGCAAAATGCGGAACTTGTCTGCACCATTGCCGTTCAGAATCAGCAGATCACCGAGATGAAACCGAAGGCAAGCTATTATGATGTGGTGCTGAACTGCAAAGACCTGGTGGCCATATCCGTGATTGCAAAGGACTATGGTTGGAGTGCCAATCACATGAACCGTTATCTAAGCGAACATGGTGTGCAGTATAAACAGGGAAAAATCTGGCTGCTTTATCAGAAATATGCGGAAAAAGGTTATACCAGCACCAAGACCTTCAGCACCCCAGGTGGAGATGGGGTGCTTCATAATCATGTCCACACCTACTGGACGCAGGCGGGTAGGCTCTTTATTTATGAAATGCTAAAAATAGATGGGATTGTTCCGCTGATGGAACAGGAGGTGTAAGTGATGGGAATTGATAAGTACAATGCTGAGGATTATTATGACCCGACTACTTATAACGCACTTACCAATATCCATCGTGATGAGATGGCAGCCGATAAAAAGGCTGCTTATCGTCCGTTGGTATATATTTGTAGCCCTTATGCAGGAGATACGGTAAGGAATGTGGTAAACGCAAGGAAATACAGCCGTTTCGCTTTTGAACAGAATACCATTCCCATTGCGGCGCATCTGTTGTTTCCGCAGTTTATGGATGATGACAATCCAACAGAGCGTCAGGCGGCGATGCGTTTTAATTATGTACTCCTTGGTAAATGTGAAGAACTGTGGGTGTTTGGGGAAAACATTTCTGATGGGATGGCACATGAAATCGGCATCGCAAAGAAGCGCAGACAGAAAATCAGATATTTTTCGGACGAATGTAAGGAGGTCAGACAATGAGAGTAACGCTGTATACCGCTAACTGTAAGGGCAATAGGAAAAACTGCATCTATCCCAATCGGTGCGTGATTGAAGATGAAGTTGATTTCATGGCGGCCGTGGGTTACGACCATGTGTGTGCCTGGTTTGATAAAAGCTACCGCAGTACCGATAATTTCCGCACCTCGGATGTGGATGTAATGGACTGCGATAATGACCATTCTGACAATCCAGATGATTGGATATATCCGGAGAATTATGAAAAGCTGTTCCCAAATGTCAGCTATATCGTGGTACCGAGCCGCAACAATATGAACCCGAAAGACGGCAAATCAGCAAGACCGAGACACCATGTGTATTTTCCCCATGAGCCGGTTGATACGGCAGATGCCTGTGCTGCCCTTAAGACAGCCATTCATCATAAGTTCCCGTTCTTTGACGGGAATGCACTGGATGCTGCCCGTTTTATTTATGGTTTTGCCTGTGAAGATATTGTATGGCATGAGGGCGAAATTACGATTGACTGCCTGCTGAAATCATCCATGTCTGCCATTCCCCAGGGACAGAGAAACAGCACCATGTCTCGTTTTGCAGGAAGAGTGGTCAAGCGTTATGGGGCAACCGACCATGCCTATCATATTTTTATGGAAGAGGCAGCGAAATGTGACCCGCCTCTTGAGGAGGAAGAACTGCAGCTGATCTGGGGCAGTGCCAGTAAATTCGCAGCAAAGGTACAGAGCCAGGAAGGATATGTTGCGCCGGAGAACTACAACGATGATTTTGCTCATGAATCCTTAAAGCCTTCAGATTACTCAGACATTGGACAGGCAAAGATGGTGGTTCGTGAATATGGCAATGAACTGCGTTTTACAGATGCCACGGATTATCTCAGATACAACGGAGAGTATTGGGTGGAATCCAAGCAGAGAGCTGTTGGTGCGATGGAGGAGTTTTTGGATTTGCAGCTTCAGGATGCCTTGGATGAGGTCAAGCAGGCACTGGATGCCATGACTGCAAGCGGTGCAAATGAGAATGATGTAACTGCAGGAGGTAAGCGTTTTGAAAAGACGCTGGAGGGAGAACAACAGGAACTGTACGGAAAATATCTGGCAGCAAAGCAGTATTTGGGATTTGTAATGAAACGCCGGGATATGAAATATGTGGTGACTGCTCTGCAGGCGGCAAAGCCGATGCTTGCCATCGAGGTTGCAGATTTGGATAAGGATGATTATCTCTTAAACGTTCCGGCGGCAACCTATAATCTGATGCACGGATTGGAAGGAGCAAGAGAACCGGAATCGGAGGATTATATCACAAAGCAGACTACCTGTGCGCCGGGTGATGCCGGAAAGCAGCTGTGGCTGGATGCCCTTGATACATTCTTCTGTAAAGACCAGGCGCTGATTGATTATGTACAGCAGATTGTGGGCATGGCATCGGTCGGCAAGGTGTATGTGGAGGCACTCATCATAGCCTACGGCGAAGGGCGAAATGGAAAGTCTACCTTCTGGAACACCATAGCCAGAGTGCTTGGCACCTATGCGGGGAATATGTCTGCAGATACACTGACGGTCGGTTGCAAGCGAAATGTAAAGCCAGAGATGGCAGAACTTAAGGGAAAGCGTCTGGTCATTGCTGCCGAATTGGAAGAAGGCATGAGACTCAATACTTCCATCATCAAACAGCTTTGCTCCACAGATGACATCTATGCGGAAAAGAAATATAAGGACCCGTTCAAATTCACACCGAGCCATACCATCGTCCTTTACACCAATCACCTGCCAAGGGTGGGTGCCAACGATGAAGGTACCTGGCGCAGACTGATTGTCATTCCCTTTAATGCGAAAATTGAAGGACGCAGTGACATTAAGAATTATGCGGATTATCTGTATCAGAATGCAGGTCCGTATATCATGACCTGGATCATAGAAGGGGCGCAGAAGGTAATCAGGCAGAACTTCAAATTATCCGTGCCGCCTTGCGTAAGTGAAGCAATCGGAGAATACCGTAAGCGGAATGACTGGTTTGGGAACTTTATGGAAGAATGCTGTGACGTGGATGAGTCATTCCAGGAAAAGTCCGGCGAACTCTATGATGAATACCGTGCCTACTGTGTACGCATGGGTGAATATATCCGTAACTCTGCTGATTTTTATGCGGCACTTGGGAATGGTGGATTTCACAAGTTCAGAACAAAAAAAGCAAGATATATCAGGGGCTTGAGATTAAAATCACCGTTTGAAAATGAGGAAGAAGCATAAAAGGGAGACACCTCAGACACCTCTTTACTAAAAGTCTCTTATAGGGTGTTTTTTCAAGAAAAAATCTTTATATAGAGGAGTTTAAGGAGGAGCTGTCGGTGGTGCCACCCTTTGAAAAAAGAGGAGATAAAATGCGAGAAAAAGTATTAGAACAAATGCTGGTAAAGGCAGTAAAAAATGCAGGAGGTGCAGCACCAAAGTTCGTAAGTCCGGGTTTGGACGGAATGCCTGACAGATTGGTACTCCTCCCTGTTGGAATGATGGGATTTGTGGAGGTAAAAGCACCAGGTGAAAAGCCACGTCCCCTGCAGCTTGCAAGGCACAGAATGCTTCGAGGGTTAGGATTTAAGGTGTATGTCCTGGATGATGAAGAGCAAATAGATAAAATCATTGGCGAGATTGGAGGTGATGCCTTATGAAGTTCATTCCACACGATTATCAGAAATATGCAGTCGAATACATCGAAAGCCATCCGATAGCAGCAGTTTTGTTGGATATGGGCTTAGGTTAAGGAAAGACCAGCATAACTCTTACAGCATTAAATGACCTGCTGTTTGATTATTTCGAGGTGCATAAGATACTGGTCATCGCACCCCTCCGTGTGGCTTCTGTAACATGGAGCGCGGAAATCGAAAAATGGGAGCATCTGCATCTCCTTCAGTATTCCGTGGCAGTAGGTACGGAAGCAGAAAGGCTGACGGCACTGAATACACAGGCAGATATTTATATCATCAACCGAGAAAATGTGCAGTGGCTGATTGAGAAAAGCGGTGTTCCCTTTGACTTCGATATGCTGGTGGTGGATGAACTGTCAAGTTTTAAGAATTACCAGTCCAAGCGGTTCAAGGCGCTGATGAGGGTAAGACCGAAAGTAAAAAGAGCCGTAGGTCTGACAGGAACACCAAGCAGTAATGGTCTGATAGATTTGTTTGCAGAATTTAAACTGCTGGATATGGGAACAAGGCTTGGCAGATTTATCGGGCAGTACCGAACTGCCTACTTCTCCCCAGATAAGCGAAACGGTCAGATTGTTTACAGCTATAAGCCGCTGCCAAATGCAGAACAGCAGATTTATGAGAAAATCTCCGACATTACGATTTCCATGAAATCCACTGACCACCTAAAGATGCCGGAACTTATCAGCACCCAGTATGAAGTTGAATTATCGGAGGAAGAAAAGAAGAAATATGAGGAACTGAAAAAAGACCTCATATTGCAGCTCCCGGACGGAGAAATTACAGCTGCCAATGCCGCATCGCTGACAGGAAAGCTGTCGCAGATGGCAAACGGTGCCGTTTATTCTGATGATGAGTCGATACTTCAGATTCATGACAGAAAGCTGGATGCACTGGAGGACATTATCGAATCGGCAAACGGAAAGCCTGTCCTTGTGGCATATTGGTTCCGGCATGATCTGGAACGCATCAGGAAACGCTTTGCTGTGAGGGAAATCAAGACAAGCCGTGATATTGCCGACTGGAATAATGACAGTATCCCTGTTGCCGTCATTCATCCGGCATCGGCAGGTCATGGACTGAATCTGCAAAGCGGCGGTTCTGCCTTGGTGTGGTTTGGCATCACATGGTCACTGGAATTATATCAGCAGACCAATGCCAGACTGTGGCGGCAGGGACAGACAGCAGAAACGGTGGTCATTACACACATCATTGCCAAAGACACTATTGACGAGCGGATAGTCAAGGCTTTGAAAATGAAGGATACTTCACAGTCCGCCTTGATAGATGCCGTAAAAGCCAATCTATGAAAATCAGAGCTGACCTATGACAATCAAAGCCAATCCGAGCGGACTATAAAATTTCGGAGGTAAGGATATGAGCATTATCTGGAAGTATTTAGACAAGCGCTCTGCGGCGGTGGATGCCTTAAAGGATTACAGCAGTATGGAATTTATCATCGCCAATACGAGCAGTGAGATTACAAACACCCGTGACAAAATGTGCGGTGTCCGCAGTTCACAGTTCGACGGGATGCCGAGGACACACAATCCGCAGGCAGGAGAAGAGCGCATCTTAAAGGGCATCGAAGAAATCGACATCCTGCAGGAGCGTTACCGACAGGCGGTGGAGTACATGGAATGGTTCAAGCCAGCGTGGGAACAGCTGAGTGTGGATGAACGTTATGTGCTGGAAACCTTTTATGATGAGGAAGGCAGTCAGACAGGAGCCGTGTACGAAATCTGCGACCATTTCCACATTGAACGTTCTTCCGCTTACAACAGAAAGAACCGTGCCTTGGCAAAGCTGGCGGTTCTGCTGTACGGCAAGTGATGAGTAATACCGTGGACGCATTGTGCGGTCTGGCCTGTTATAATGATAGTATGAAAAACTGCAAAGGGAGCAGCCACCATGAGTAATACAGCGGACGCATTCCCCGGCAGGACGTGTTATACTAATAGCATGAAAGACTGTAACAGAGAGCCTTGTGGGTCACACCGATCTGCAGGGCTTTTCTTATGCCTAAAGGAGGTTGAGCCAAGTGCCAAGGAAACCGAAACAGCCGTGTGCCTACCCCGGATGTCCGAGGTTGTGTGACGGCAGGTATTGTGAAGAACACAGAAAGCTGGAAGCCAAACGCTACGAGACGTACAGCCGTGACCCGTCAGTACGCCGCAAGTATGGCAGAGCGTGGAAACGCATCCGTGACAGCTATGTGAAGGAGCATCCCTTCTGTGAGCAGTGCTTTGAGCGTGGGATATTAGTTCCCGTGGATGAGGTGCATCACAAGGTGCCTGTATCCAAAGGCGGAACACATGAGCGAAGCAATCTGATGAGCCTTTGCCGTTCCTGTCATAACAAAATTCATGCAGAGCTGGGTGACAGAAACGCACGGAACTGACCGGGAGGGGCGGTCTGAATCTCTGCGGGTCCAATACCGGGAAAACGGCGCCCCCCTTCGTGCAGAGAAAGGGCGATTTCAAAAGGGTAATAAAGGAGGGTGAGAGAAAATGCCTACAAAATCTAACAACATTGGCGGCCGAGGCGGTGCAAGACCGGGTGCCGGCCGCAAGAAATCTGCTGTAAAAGAAAAAGCAGAAAGCGGAAATCCGGGCGGACGAAAATTAGAGGTCTTGGATATTCCTGAAATCGAAGGTGTGGAAATGCCGAAGCCGCACGATTTTCTGTCGGCAGAACAGCGTGACGGCAGTGAACTGCAAGCTGCTGATATCTACAAGGAAACATGGGAGTGGTTAAAAAGTATCGGCTGCAGCTCCAAGATATCTCCACAGCTGCTGGAACGATATGCGATGGCCTCTGCCCGTTGGATTCAGTGTGAGGAGATGACTAGTAAGCTGGGTTTCCTGTCCAAGCATCCAACCACACAGAAACCGATACCTTCGCCATTTATCAATATCGGCATCAACTACATGAACCAAGCGGTAAGGCTGTGGAATGAGATATTCCAGATTGTGAAGGAAAACTGCAGCACCGAATACAGCGATGAAGTACCGCAGAACGATGTGATGGAGCGTCTGCTTCGTGCAAGGAAAGGAATGTGACTATGATAGAAAAAGTGAATCCGAGCCATCCGGACAAAGTGGCAGACCGCATCGCAGGTGCGATTGTGGACTTGGCATACAGAGCCGAGGAGAATCCGAAGATTGCCGTGGAGGTACTGATTGGACATGGCAAGTGTCATGCGATTATTGAAACCACGGCACAGCTGTATGAAGCAGATATTTGCAGTGCCGTTGCCCGTATCGCTGGCGATGTGGAAACCGACATTGTGATTGTTCCGCAGGATGCATACCTCTCTGATAACCAAGCGGACGGTGTTCGCTGTGGTGACAACGGTATCTTCAAGGGAATGCCGCTGACGGCAGAACAGAAGGAACTCTCAGTTGTTGCTCATAATATCTATGAAAAGCATCCGTCAGACGGAAAATACATTCTGGACGGCATCCGCCTGATTATCTGCCAGAGCAATACCGACAGCGAGGAACTAAAAAACACATATCCGGGTGCAGAGGTCAATCCGCTCGGTGATTGGACAGGTGGAACGGATGTAGATACGGGAGCCACCAACCGTAAACTCGGTTCAGATATGGCGGACTCCGTAACAGGCGGCGGACTGCACGGCAAGGATTTATCCAAGGCTGATGTGTCCGTCAATATTTATGCTTTTTTGAAGGCACAGAAAACAGGACAGCCTGTTCAGCTGGTCTGCGCCATTGGTGACAGTGAAGTGGACGGTGTGCCTTATGCGGATATTGTGAAAGAAGCAAGAGAGTATATTGATTCCATTGGCGGCTTTGAGAAGTTTGCCGAATGGGGTCTGTTTTAAGGAGGCGGATGGATATGTCAAAAACAACAACTGAGATGCAGCTGGTATCCATCTCGCAATTAGTACCTTATGTGAATAATGCCCGTACCCACTCGGATGCACAGGTCAAGAAGCTCCGTGCTTCCCTGCGTGAGTTCGGCTTTATCAATCCCGTGATTATCGACAGTGAATATAATGTCATCGCAGGTCACGGCAGAATCCTTGCGGCCAAGGAAGAGGGCATCGAGAAAGTTCCGTGTGTATTTGTGGACTATCTTACCCCGGCACAGAAGAAAGCCTATATCCTTGCCGACAACCGTATGGCGATGGATGCAGGCTGGGATGAAGAACTTCTGCGCGTGGAGATTGAAGCTTTGCAGGCAGAGTACTTTGATGTGGGTCTGACAGGCTTTGATGAAAAGGATATCACTGAACTGTTCGCTGGCGAAGATGATGGTGCACAGGATGATAATTTCGATGTGGACGAGGAACTGCAAAAGCCGCCTGTAACCAAAAGCGGTGATGTGTGGCTGCTCGGTAACCATCGCCTGATCTGCGGTGACAGCACCAAGGCAGAAACCTATGAGGTGCTGATGGATGGGAAGAAAGCCAATCTTGTGGTGACCGACCCGCCGTACAATGTCAACTATGAAGGCAGTGCCGGGAAAATCCAGAATGACAGCATGAACGAAGAAGCCTTTGAAAAATTCCTCTTTGATGCTTACACGCAGATGAATGCGGCGATAACAGAAGACGCTTCCATTTATGTATTTCACAGTGATTCTCACGGTTTGGCATTCCGTAAGGCATTTGAGGATGCAGGATTTTACCTGTCTGGCTGCTGTATCTGGAAGAAGCAGTCCTTGGTATTAGGACGCTCTCCGTATCAGTGGCAGCACGAGCCGTGCCTATATGGGTGGAAGAAGAAAGGTAAACATCAGTGGTATTCCGACAGGAAGCAGACTACGATTTGGGAGTTTGACAAGCCGAAGAAAAACGGTGACCATCCGACCATGAAGCCTATCCCGCTGATTGCCTATCCGATTCGCAATTCCAGTATGAGCAACTGCATCGTGCTTGACCCATTTGGTGGGAGCGGCAGTACTTTGATTGCCTGCGAACAGCTGGGCAGAATCTGTCATACCATTGAACTGGATGAAAAATACTGCGATGTTATCGTGAAACGCTATATCGAACAGGTCGGCTCTGCGGAAGGTGTATCTGTGGTGCGTAACGGAGTGACCGTCCGCTTCGAGGATTTGGAGGTCGGGGAATAACCTGCTTTCCGGTATCGTGTACTATATACAAAATGAGAGCGATAAAATGGGCAGTTATTTTGCTACAGAATGACTTGCTATTTATCCCTTTTAGAGTGATATATGTAGTACCGAAAAACAAAGGAGGTACAACCCATGAAAGTTACTTACAACATTACAGACAGAAAGCCTTTTGTAAAGGCACTGGAAGAAATCACAGGCGCAAAGGCAGTTTACATGAAGACCCCAACCTATGCTTACACAGTGGATTATTTTACCGTAACCCGCGAGGGAAACCTTACCTTCAATGACATGGCAGACAGTGAGAAAATCGAGCGTGTGCTTGAAGAACTCGACCAGAGAGGTTTCCACAGCGAGAGTGCGGAGTACGATGAATGCCCGCCGGAAATCGACTGTGAGGAGCCTTTGGAGGACTGCCCGCCTGCATACGGAGTGCCGGAAACAAAGCAACAGGGCGAAAGCGTGGGGCTTACGGTGGCGATGCCGCTTGATAAGGTGCTGGTCGGTAACCTTACGAACCTTTTGGAAGCCAAGGGCAGTCTAATCAGAAAGGCACTGGGAATCAGTGAACTGCCGATTGCAGTCAGCGAGGAGCAGGTTTCCTTCCCTTGGTTTTCAGACGGCTTGGATGCCGAGACGGTCAAAGCCTACACCAACTTCATCGCTGCCCTTTGCAAAATGAGCCGAGAGAAGAAACGCATCTCCAATATCGAAAAAGCGGTGGAGAATGAAAAATACGCATTCCGATGTTTCCTGCTCCGATTAGGATTTGTGGGAGTGGAATACAAGGCGGACAGAAAAATCCTGCTGAAGAATCTGGCAGGCAGTTCTGCATTCAAGAGCAGTGCGAAAAAGGAGACGTCAGACGATGAGATTTCCGAATAAAGAAACAGTCGAGCGGGTACGCAGTCAGTACCCAGTTGGTACAAGAGTGGAGTTGGTGCAGATGGACGATGTGCAGGCTCCGCCCATTGGCACCAAAGGCACGGTATGGGGTGTGGATGATATCGCCTCCATCATGGTGCATTGGGATAACGGCAGTGGACTCCATGTGGTCTATGGTGAGGACATCTGCAGGAAAATCAGCGAGGAAAAACCGCTGTAAAATACACAATTTCATAGGCTTCACAGGAGCAGATATTTGTCCAGTATATATCGCCTAAATGACTTGCTATTATGTGGCTTTAGAGCGAATATGTGTACTACCAAAAGGAAAACACACCAAACGGAGGTACATAAAATGAACGAGAAAATCACAAGACAGGTTGAAGAAATGAAACAGCAGACCATTGGAGTTGAGGTCGAAATGAATAGCATGACGAGGGATATAAATGTATACTTAAAAAGGGACAAACCGGATCATATAAAAAGGGACATATGTTATCATAGGTAGCATCAACCGGAAGGATTAAAACTACTATGATAATCAAAACCAACATCATCACAGATATTACAGTTGATTCTGTAAACGACCTACATAAACTACAACCATTTTTAGAGGACTGCACATTGAAAATTAATAAAAGTCAAATAGCCAGAGAGCTAGACGTAAATCGAAAAACTGTGGACAAGTATCTCACTGGATTTCAAAAAGCTGATACCAGAGATAAACCCAATTGCTTGACCGATCACCTTGACCTCATAGCAGAGCTACTCTCTGACAGAAATGAGCAAATGTTTTACTACAAACGAATACTATGGCAATACCTAGTGGACAACCATCGTTATGTTGGTTCTTATACCAACTTCGTCAAAAGCTTAATGAAATATCCAGAGCTTAATGATTACTTTTGCAAACAAAGACAGAGCAACACCAATCAGGTACATCTTCGCTATGAAACCGATATGGGGCATCAAGCTCAGCTGGATTGGAAAGAATCCATTGACTTTGTTCTTGATTCTGGTGAGAAGATCATGATCAATGTCTTTGTTTATTTACTGTCTTATTCGAGGCTGCGCATCTATCGCTTATCTATGGGTAAAACACAAGATATCCTGTTTACGTTTCTGGATGACGCATTTGCGACGCTTGGCGGCATACCAAATGAGATTCTTTGTGACAACATGAAAACAATCATGGATCAAGCCAGAACAGAGTATACAAAGGGAAAAGTGAATACACGCTTTCAACAATTCGCAGACGATTATGGATTCAAGGTAAAGCCATGTATCGCTGGTCGGCCGCAAACCAAAGCGAAGGTCGAGGCTCCCATGAAAATCTTGGATGAAATACGAGCTTATAGCGGAACTCTTTCTTATTCCGGACTTCATGAGCTGGTAGAGCGGATCAACAATCGGGTGAACATGCAGGTTCACCAGGGAACCGGTCGCATCCCTCTTATGTATTTCCAAAAAGAAAGAGCCTTCTTACATGATCTCCCAAAGGATACCATAAGAAAGCCCTATCAACTCACCACCAATACCGTCAAAGTAAACACCTCCAGTATGATCACGTACCGGAATAAACAATACTCTGCACCACCAGAGTATGTCGGTAAAAGCATTACTTATCAAATATATGATGGTTACTTACATGCTTATTTTAACACAAAACTGATTGCATTGCATCGTTTAAGTGAAAGCATGTTGAACTATCATATGGATCATTATGAAGCGATTGCCCGCAAAAGTCATTCTTTTCAGGAAGAAAACATCCGGGAGTACGCAGCGCAAAATCTAAAGCTAATAGGAGAAATGTATCAGTATGAATAGCACTTACAGTCAACTATGCATAAATCTGGATCGGTTAAAGTTAGGTCAAATGAAAGAGAAATTGAACGATACCATCGACTTTATCACGAAAAATAATCTTCCCTTTGCTGAAGGGTTACTAAAACTGAGCAATTATGAAGTGGATTTAAAGGAAGCAAATGCTTCAAGATCGATGATCAAAGCAGGAGCCTTCCCCTTTCAGAAAGGAATTGGGGATTTCGAGTTTGCTTTCCAGCCCAGTGTTAACCAGGAACAGATTCAGGACTTCACTACGTTACGCTTTCTGGAGAATCAGGAGAACATCGTATTTTTAGGCTCCAGCGGTGTTGGAAAGACTCATCTCGCAACCGCAGTAGGTATAGCTGCCGCCAAGAAGCGAACCAGTACATATTTTGTAAAGTGCCATGAGTTGCTGCAACAATTAAAAAGAGCAAAGCTGGAGAATCGACTGGAGGTGCGGTTGAAGCACTTCTGCAAGTATAAGCTGCTTATCATTGATGAGTTGGGTTACTTGCCAATCAATAAGGAGGATTCTAATCTGTTCTTCCAACTGATCGATATGAGATATGAAAAGAAAAGCACAATTATTACCACAAATATCAACTTTGGTGATTGGGAATCCATCTTTTATGATCCGGTAGTGGCGAATGCAATCTTAGATCGCGTGCTTCATCATGCGACCGTTGTAACCATAACAGGTAAATCCTATCGCATAAAAAATCATATCAAGCAAAGTGAATAAAGTGTCCATTTTTATATGATCCAAAGTGGGAACTTTTACTTGACAATTTATAGAGGGATAAGGCAGCAAGGCTTGCAGCCACCTTCTTCGGAACAGGCAGATACGAAAACACAGCCAGATGCAACGGCTACAGCACTTGGTCGGCTTGGGATGCAGACGGCAGAGAGTGGAAATTCCAAAAGGATGTCAGCATCGCAGGATGTGACAGCGAAAAGTGCGAGCTGGTCACTCCGATTCTTACCTACGCAGACATTGAAACCCTGCAGGAACTTATCCGCCAGCTTCGCCACGCAGGAGCGAAAAGTGATGCCACAAGGGGCTGCGGAGTTCACATTCACATCGGAGCGAACGGGCATACCCCACAGACCATGAGAAACCTTGCGAACATTATGGCAAGCCACGAAAGCCTGATAGCCGATGCTCTTGACCTCGACAGAGGAAGAATGAACCGCTACTGCCGCACGGTTGACCCAAGGTTCTTAGAGCAGGTCAACAAAAGAAAGCCGAAAACGATGGCGGCACTTGCAGACATTTGGTACTCCTCCAACGGAGCGGGCTACGGCAGAGACCACCATTATAATGACAGCCGCTACCATATGCTCAACTACCACGCAACCTTTACCAAAGGCACCATCGAATTCAGACTTTTCCAGTTCGATGCTCCAGCAGACGGCAAACTGAACGGCCTTCACGCAGGACAGTTAAAAAGCTACATTCAGCTTTGCCTTGCACTCAGCCAGATGGCAAAAACGGTAAAGACAGCAAGTCCGAAGCCACAGCAGAATGAAAATCCAAAATATGCTATGAGAACCTGGCTTCTTCGCCTTGGCTTTATCGGAGAGGAATTCAAAACAGCAAGAGAAATCCTCACGAAAAGACTGGCAGGAGATACAGCCTTCAGAAATGGCAGAGCCGCTTGAAGGACACGCAGGAGTTAGCCTCCTGCCACCTTACTTCCGACCGCTTCGGCGGTCTTAAGGTGGTAGAAGGGTAGCCCCTTCGGAAAGGATGGATACCATTATGGAAAAAAGATATTACATTGCCTACGGCAGCAACCTGAACATCCGGCAGATGGGGATGCGATGCCCGTCGGCACGAATTATCGGTACGGCAGAAATCAAGGATTATGAGCTGCTTTTCAAAGGCAGTCAGACAGGTGCGTACCTTACCATTGAACCCAAAATTGGGGCGAGTGTTCCTGTTGCCGTCTGGTCGGTAACGGCAGAGGATGAAGCGGCTCTTGACCGCTACGAGGGTTTCCCTACCTTCTATTACAAGAAGGACATGAAGCTGTCAATTAAGGGCATCAAGTCCGGGAAGACGAGGATCCGAGACTGCTTCGTGTACATCATGCACGAGGAACGCAGCATCGGTATTCCGTCCCTTGCCTATGTCAGCATTTGCCTTGAGGGATACATCAGCTTTGGCTTTGATGAGCATTTCCTTGCAGAAGCACAAATCAAATCGGAGGAGGCATTTGAACATGGAAAAAACAGAAAGCACTGAAATCAGAATCTGCCCACGCTGCGGAAAGACCTACCACGGTGCGCCTGCTCTTTCGAGAGCCGACAACGAGAGCCTGATCTGCCCGGACTGCGGGACCAGGGAAGCCTTGGAAAGCATCGGTGTAAAGCCATCTGAGCAGGAAGAAATCCTTGAAACCATTCATCGCACCATGCAGGGATAAAGCTGTAAAATACACAGCTTTTCTTACGGATATTTGTTCAGTATATATCGCTCAAATGACTTGATAATATGTGTTTTTAGAGCGAATATGTACCTACCGAAAGGCACCAAAGGCGTGCCTTGGCAGGAAACAACACAAACGGAGGATACGAAAATGGCAAAGAAAAAAAGAACAATCTGGGTGGTAAGAGTAAACAGAGGGCTTGATGGATGGCAAGATATGAAAACCTTCATAAACGCAGCGGAAGCAGACAATTGGCTTTGCGACTTCGTTAGAAAAAACGGTTACTGGATGAACGATTTCAACCTTGTCAGAAGGGATGCATAAACCATGTGGAGCGAAGGAACGATTGGAGTCAAAAACGCAGAGGGAAAATACACGGCAGTGCATTACTGGTGCAAACACTTTGATGAACCGAGCGAAGAGTACAGCATTGACGGCGGCAGGATTTCCAAGCTGATGCTTAAGCAGGATGACATGGTGGTTTACAACTACGACCGAGGATTGGACATCAAACCGCAGACCAAGGAAGCAGAACAGGCACTTGCCATTCTGATGCACGAATACAATTAAGGATTTTTGAAACTGAAAATTCCGAAGGACACCCCACAAGGGTGTGTTCCTCGTTATACCGATATATTTGGAAGTCGCTGTGACAGGCGGCTATTTTTATTGCAAATTTTACGGAGGTGACGGCATTTTGCGAAAACTGAAAAAGTATAAGCCAACCAAATTCAAGGCAAAGGACAGCTGCTACGATGCCGATGCCGCAGACTTTGCTGTAGCATTCATCGAGAGCCTTTGCCATACGAAAGGCACCTGGGCAGGAAAACCCTTTGAACTGATTGACTGGCAGGAGCAGATAATCCGTGATCTGTTCGGAATGCTGAAACCCAACGGGTATCGCCAGTTCAATACCGCATATGTGGAAATACCAAAGAAGATGGGCAAATCAGAACTGGCGGCGGCCGTGGCACTTCTTCTTACCTGTGGGGACGGAGAGGAACGAGCCGAGGTGTATGGCTGTGCTGCCGACCGTCAGCAGGCTACCATCGTTTTTGATGTTGCGGCGGATATGGTGCGGATGTGTCCGGCTCTTTCCAAGCGAGTGAAGATACTGACCTCACAGAAACGAATCATCTATACCCCTACCAACAGCTTCTATCAAGTGCTGTCGGCAGAAGCTTACTCCAAGCACGGCTTTAATATACACGGGGTGGTATTTGATGAGCTGCACACCCAGCCGAACCGAAAGCTGTTTGATGTTATGACCAAGGGTTCAGGCGATGCCAGAATGCAGCCGCTGTATTTTCTGATTACCACAGCCGGGACGGATACCAATTCCATCTGCTATGAAACCCACCAGAAAGCGAAGGACATCTTGGAGGGCAGAAAAGTAGACCCTACCTTTTATCCTGTTATCTTCGGTGCGGACGAAAGCGATGACTGGACGGATCCAAAAGTGTGGAAGAAAGCAAATCCCTCTCTTGGGATTACGGTCGGTATGGATAAAGTCAAAGCCGCCTGTGAGTCGGCAAAGCAGAACCCCGGCGAGGAGAACTCCTTCCGTCAGCTTCGCCTGAACCAATGGGTCAAACAGGCAATCCGCTGGATGCCGATGGACAAATGGGATAAATGTTCCTTTGCTGTCAGCGAGGATGATTTGGAGGGGCGTGTCTGCTACGGCGGTCTTGACCTTTCCAGTACAACGGATATTACCTCCTTCGTGCTGGTGTTTCCGCCAAACGATGAAGAGGACAAGTTCAGTATCCTGCCGTTCTTCTGGGTGCCGGAGGAAACTCTCGACCTGCGTGTCCGCCGTGACCATGTTCCCTATGATGTATGGGAACGGCAGGGATATTTGCAGACCACCGAGGGCAATGTGGTGCATTACGGCTACATTGAGAAGTTTATCGAAAAGCTGGGAGAACGCTTCAATATCCGTGAAATCGCCTTTGACCGCTGGGGTGCGGTGCAGATGGTGCAGAACCTTGAGGGCATGGGATTTACGGTCGTTCCATTCGGACAGGGATTTAAGGATATGTCCCCACCGACCAAGGAACTGATGAAGCTGGTGCTGGAGCAAAAGATTGCCCACGGCGGCCACCCGGTTCTCAGATGGAATATGGACAACATCTTCATCCGAACAGACCCCGCAGGCAACATTAAGGCAGACAAAGAGAAATCCACAGAGAAGATTGACGGTGCCATTGCATCGATTATGGCACTGGACAGAGCCATCCGCTGTGGAAATGAATCTGGGGATTCCGTGTATAACCATCGCGGGATTCTCTTTATTTAGGAAGGAGCGTGATTTTTATGGGAATATTCAGCGGACTTTTTAGGTCGAGAGATGCCCCTAAGAACAGTACGGCAGGCAGTGCCTACCGATTTTTTCTTGGCGGAAGCACCTCCGGCAAGATGGTAAATGAGCGTTCTGCCATGCAGATGACAGCGGTGTACTCCTGTGTGAGAATCCTGTCGGAAGCTGTGGCAGGTTTGCCCCTTCATCTTTACCGATACGGTGCAGACGGCAGTAAGGAAAAGGCGGCGGATAATCCGCTGTACTTCCTTCTGCATGATGAGCCAAACCCGGAAATGACCTCATTCGTATTCCGTGAAACCCTGATGACCCACCTTTTGCTGTGGGGCAACGGCTATGCACAGATTATCCGAAATGGCAAGGGCGAGGTAGTGGCACTGTATCCGCTGATGCCAAACCGCATGACAGTAAACCGTGACGATAAGGGGCAGCTTTATTATGAATACCAGACCTCAAATGATGATGCCAAAACCACCAAGGGCGGAACAGTCAGGCTGAAACCTACGGATGTGCTTCATATTTCGGGACTTGGTTTTGACGGTCTGGTCGGTTACTCCCCAATTGCTATGGCGAAGAATGCTATCGGTATGGCAATTGCCTGTGAGGAATACGGAGCCAAGTTCTTTGCCAATGGTGCCACACCGGGCGGTCTGCTTGAATATCCGGGAACGGTAAAAGACCCGGAGCGTGTCCGTGAATCTTGGAATAAGGGATTCGGTGGCAGCAGCAATGCCAACAAGGTGGCAATCCTTGAGGAAGGGATGAAATACACACCGATTTCCATTTCTCCCAATGAAGCACAGTTCCTCGAAACGAGGAAATTCCAAATCAATGAAATTGCTCGAATTTTCAGAGTCCCTCCGCACATGGTAGGTGACCTTGAAAAGTCGAGCTTTTCTAATATAGAGCAGCAGTCGCTGGAGTTCGTGAAATACACCTTGGAGCCGTGGCTCATCCGATGGGAGCTGTCAATGGCGAGGGTGCTGATTGCACAGGGCGATAAGGCTGACTATTTTATCAAGTTCAATGTGGACGGACTGCTCCGCGGCGATTATGCAAGCCGAATGAACGGCTATGCCACAGCAAGGCAGAACGGCTGGATGTCAGCCAATGATATCCGTGAACTTGAGAACCTTGACCGTATCCCTGCTGAAGGCGGCGGTGACTTATATCTTATCAACGGCAATATGACAAAGCTTGCGGATGCGGGAATATTTGCAGGAAAGGAGGAAGATGACCATGAAGAAGTTCTGGAACTGGAAGAACAGGACGGTGACCAATCAGGAAACGCAGGAGCAGACACAGGAGAGGACGCTGTTTCTAAACGGCACAATCGCAGAGGAAAGTTGGTTTGATGATGATGTCACACCACAGCTTTTCAAGGAAGAACTGCTCTCTGGCAGCGGTGATATTACCGTGTGGATTAACTCTCCCGGCGGAGACTGTGTGGCGGCCGCCCAAATCTACAATATGCTGATGGATTACAAAGGCAGTGTCACAGTCAAGATTGACGGCATAGCAGCATCGGCAGCGAGTGTCATTGCAATGGCAGGCACAAAGGTACAGGTATCGCCTGTATCCATGATGATGATTCACAATCCTGCGACCATCGCTTTTGGAGATACAGCAGAGATGAAGAAGGCCATCAATATGCTCTCCGAGGTAAAGGAGTCCATCATCAATGCCTACGAAATTAAAACGGGACTGTCCCGTGCCAAGCTGTCGCACCTTATGGATGCGGAAACCTGGATGGATGCCAACAGTGCCGTGGAGATGGGATTTGCAGATGAAATTATGCAAAGGAGCGTATCCGATGCAGTGGAAACCCCACAGGTCAGCATGGTGTTTTCCCGCGCGGCGGTCACAAATTCCTTGATGGATAAATTGTCTGCCAAGTGCAGGATTGCACAGAAAACGAAATCAGAAACCAAACAAACCACAGCCGATTCTCTTATGGAACGGCTGGACTTAATGAAAAACTGGAGGTAATGGATTATGACTATTTTGGAACTGAGAGAAGCAAGGAACAAGGCATGGCAGGGTGCAAAAGCGTTTGTGGACAGCAAGCGTGATAAGGACGGTCTGCTTTCTGCGGAAGATGCCGCAGCTTATGCCGATATGGAAAAGAAAATCAAGGACTACAGTGCGGAGATTGAACGCATGGAGCAGATGGAGGCTATGGAGAATGAACTCAATAAGCCTGTGAACACTCCGATTGTCGCAAAGCCTATGACGGCTGACAGCAAGGAAAAACCTAAGACCGGCCGTGCATCTGACGAATACCGTGAAGGTATGCTCAAGGCACTCCGCAGCAACTTCAAGCAGGTGTCCAATGTTCTGCAGGAAGGTGTGGATGCTGACGGCGGCTACCTTGTGCCGGAGGAATATGACCATCGCTTGATTCAGAAACTGGAGGGCGCAAATATCATGCGTACCCTTGGTCATGTTATCACTACCAGCGGTGAGCATAAAATCAACATCGCAGCTACCAAGCCTGCGGCGGCATGGATTGAGGAAGGCGGTGCGCTTACCTTTGGTGATGCGACCTTCGACCAGATCCTCCTGGATGCCCACAAGCTGCACGTTGCCATCAAGGTGACGGAGGAACTTCTGTATGACAATGCTTTCGGTCTTGAGAACTACATCATCGATGAGTTCGGCAAGGCACTGGCAAATGCCGAAGAAGATGCGTTCCTCAATGGCAGCGGCAAAGGTCAGCCTTTGGGTCTGTTTGCGGAAACAGGCGGAGGCACGGTGGCAAAGACTGTGGCCACGCTGACAGCGGATGATATCATCAATCTGATTTACGCTTTGAAGAGGGACTACCGCAAGGATGCATCCTTCATCGTGAATGACCAGACAATTGCTGTGATTCGTACCTTTAAGGACAACAACGGTGCCTATATGTGGCAGCCTTCCCTTCAGCAGGGCGAGCCGGATAAGCTGCTTGGCTATCCTGTGCATACTTCTCAGTTTGCACCTGCGGATGCCATTGCTTTCGGTGACTACAGTTACTACAACATCGGTGATCGCGGTACCCGTTCCTTCAAGCAGCTCGTGGAACTGTTCGCTGGCAACGGCATGATTGGATATGTGGCAAAAGAACGTGTAGACGGAAAGCTGATTCTGCCGGAAGCCGTGCAGATTCTCAAGTTTGGCGGTACGGCAAAGGCGGCCGTGGCTAAGACTGCAAGCAAATAAGAGATAACTATGATGCCGTCCTTTGGGGCGGCACTGCTTATGAGGACGAGAGGTGGTGACAGATATGATTGTGTCTTTGGATGAAATGAAGCAGTATCTGCGTGTGGACTTCCCGGACGATGATTCCCTCATCGAATATCTGATGTCCAGTGCAGAAAAAATCTGCATGGATATTATGCGTACCGATGATGCTAATGCGCTCACATCTGAGCCGAATGCAAAGACGGCTGTTTTATACACGGTGGCATATTTATATGAGCATCGTGAGGATGCCGACCATCATGTACTGATGATTACCCTTCGGGCATTGCTCTTTGGCAGCAGACGGGAGGAATTCTGATGGATATCGCACTTATGAATGTGAGCATCACATTTCAGAAAAATGCTGTGATGGTGGATACCATAGGCAACCATAAAAATGAGTGGACGGATTTCTATTCCTGCCATGCCACAGTCAGCGGCGAGGGCGGAAAAGAAACATCGGCGGCAGGTACGGTTGTGGATGATTCCGATATCAGCTTCACGGTCAGATATTGCCGGAAGGTGTCAGAAATCAATAACACGGAATATCGGGTGCTGTTCGGTGGAGAAATTTACAACATTCTGTCCGTTGACCACATGAACTTCAAGCGGAAATCCATAAAGGTAAAATGCCAGAAAGTGAGGCGGTAATATGGCAAGTGACAGAATCAGAACCGACCAGCTGGCATCCGCCATTATGGAAGGTCTGAAAGAATATGCTGACCTTGCGGCGGATGATATGAAAAAAGCGGTCAAGAAAGCCGGGTCGTCTGTCCGCAAGGAAATACAGCAGAATGCTCCGTCCGATACGGGAGCTTATACAAAAAGCTGGGCGGTCAAGACGGAGAAGGAATCTTCTGACTCCATACAGCTGATTGTGCATTCCAAGAACCGCTATCAGCTGGCACATCTTCTGGAACATGGTCATGCCAAGCGTGGCGGAGGCCGTGTGGCTGGCAAAAGCCACATTGCTCCTGCAGAGGAAAATGCAGTCCGTCAGCTGGAGGAAGAAATCGAAAGGAGTCTGCGAAATGGATAAACTGCTCGAAATCATGAATGCCATCGGCATTCCTTTTGCGTATGACCACTTTGCGGAGGGAGAATCGCCTGACCCTCCGTTTATCTGTTATCTGCTCCCCGGCAGTGATAACTTTGCTGCGGATGGCAGAGCGTATTACAAGATAACCGAAGTGAATATCGAACTGTACACCGACACCAAGGACTTGTCGATGGAGCAGAAACTGGAGGATGTGCTGGACAGATACGGCATCTTCTATGCAAAGTCCGAAACATGGATTGACAGCGAAAAGCTGTATGAAGTCCTATATCAATTTGAACAGGAGGGTACAAATAATGCCTAAAAAGAATAAAGTAAAATTCAACATCTGCAATGTACATTATGCCTTGCAGACGCTTGCCGAGGACGGGACGGTTTCCTTTGAAACGCCTGTGTCTATGCCCGGTGCGGTTTCCCTGGCACTGGATGCAAACGGTGAGCCATCCAATTTCTATGCGGACGGCTATGCGTATTACACCATTTCCAATAACATGGGTTATGATGGTGATCTGGAACTTGCGATGGTGCCGGAGAGCTTCCGTACCGATGTACTGAAGGAAGAATTGGACAGCAACAAGGTGCTGGTGGAGAACGCAAATGTGGAAACCGCCAACTTTGCCCTGCTCTTTGAGTTTGACGGTGATGTGCGTAAGATCCGCCATGTACTGTATAATTGTGCGGCAAGCCGTCCAAGCATTGAATCCCAGACCAATGAGGATGAGATCGAAGTGCAGACGGAAACACTGGCTCTGACTGCCACACCTCTTGCCAGTGGCTATGTGAAAGCTAAGACCGGGGACGATACTACGGATGCGGTTTATCAGGAATGGTATAAGGCTGTGTATCTGACGTCCGCAGAAGAGGGCGGTTCAGATGCACCTGCAGTGGCAAGTGAGCCTGCTAAAGCAAAGGCGGCATCAGCACTCAACAGCAAGAGCAAAGCGTAAGGAGACTATGGATTTATGAGCATGAAACAGAATATCGAAATTGATGGAAAGCAGGTGCCGTTTAAGGCATCTGCCGCTATTCCACGTATCTATCGCATGAAGTTCCATCGTGATATTTACAAAGACCTGCGTTCCTTGGAAAAATCAGTCGGTGACGGCACGGAGGAGAATTCCAATCTGGATATGTTCTCCCTTGAGATGTTTGAGAACATTGCTTACATCATGGCAAAACACGCAGACCCGGCTATCCCGGATTCCCCGGAGGATTGGCTTGATGGTTTTAATACCTTCTCCATCTATAAGGTTCTTCCACAGCTGATTCAGCTTTGGGGACTGAATACGCAGACGGATATCCAGTCTAAAAAAAACTTCGCTCAACTGAGCGGGAAATGACAACTCCATTATTTCTGCTTCGATGCGTACAGCTTGGTCTTTCCATCCGTGATTTGGACTTGCTCACAATTGGCATGGTCAATGATATGTACGCAGAGAGCAGGAATGATGATTACAAATATCAAGAGGTTGCCACACAAGAAGATTTCAATAGATTTTAATGTAACTCTAATTTTTTGATAACATTGACAATAGTATTTAAAGATACTATAATAGTATTCACAGATACTAATTAGAAAGGAGACGGATTTATGAGCGAACTAAAAAATTTCAGTTCGTTGAGTTTGCTGATTAGTCGGATAAATGGTATAAGCAGTCTTTGGGCACAGGAAAATGGAATAAATCCTTACAAATTGAAACCCTTATATGCACTTTTTCTTGATCCAATGATGACTCAAAAACAGATTAGTGAAACTTGTTCGCTTCCAAAACAGACAGTCAGTAACGCCATCAGGGAGTTAAAGTCTAATGGCTATATTACACTTGAAACAAGCGAAGCAGATAAGCGTGAAAAACGGATTATTCTTACGGATACCGGCAAGGAGTATTTAATGCAGATTGCAGCGCCTGTCATTGAACTTGAAAACAATGTTATCTCTAGAATGGGTAAGGAGGCATATGTTTCCCTAATAGAAGGACTTAAAAAGTATGCAGAAGCTATAGAAATGGAGGTTGGAAAATGAAAACTGCAGTAAGGTATCAATCCCGTGGGGGAAATACACGGGCAGTCGCTGAAATAATAGCGGAAACCTTGGGGGTTAAGGCATTGCCTATCAGTGAGCCGTTGAAAGAACAAGTCGATTTATTAGTTCTTGGCGGCGGTGTATATGCGTGGAATGCTGATTCAGAACTTTTAGAATATTTAGAGCATCTGGATAAAGCAATGATTAAGAAGATTGCACCGTTCTCTACAACGGGAGCAATGACCGTTGCAATAAAGAGAATTAAAGAAGGAGCAGCAAATGCAGATATTTCAGTTACAGAACAATCCTTATGCTTGAAAGTTATGCTTCAAGGACATTCTGCTCTCGTAAGAGAGGGCGGGCACTTAAAACAGGATCAGATAAAAACTGTACAAGAGTTTGCAAAAACGCTTATATAAGGTAGATTTGATATTAGACAGCATCAATCCTTAATCAGATTGGTGCTTTTCTTATGCTCGGAGAAATCCGGGCTATTTTTATGCCCGTTTGCGGAAGGAGGTGCATTTTCGTGGCAAACAGAATAAAAGGTATTACTGTAGAAATTGGTGGCGATACCACCAAACTCCAGACGGCTTTAAAAGGTGTCAACGGAGAAATCAAGAACACGCAGGCGCAGTTGAAGGATGTGGAGAAACTTCTGAAACTGGATCCTGGCAATACGGAGCTGCTTGCACAAAAACATAAACTCCTTGGGCAGGCAGTGGAAGAAACCAAGGATAAGCTGTCTACTCTGAAAACAGCGGCGGAACAGGCAAACACGGCTCTTGCCAATGGAGAGATTTCGCAGGAGCAGTACGATGCCCTTCAGCGTGAAATCATCGAAACAGAAAATGATTTGAAAAAACTGGAGGAACAGGCAAACCAGTCTGCCACGGCAATGCAGAAGATTGCGGCCACAGGCGAAAAACTGAAAACTACAGGTGATAATATCTCCAATGCCGGAAAGAAACTGCTCCCGGTTACAGCGGCAGTCACAGGACTTGGAACGGCAGCAGTAACCACAGCGGCTAATTTTGAATCGTCCATGTCGCAGGTGCAGGCTACGATGGGCATTACCAAAGACTCCATGTCACAGGTGGATGGGCAGTCTGTGAATACGATGGATACTCTTTCAGAATTGGCAAAGAAGATGGGCGCGGAAACTGCCTTTTCTGCCAGTGAATGTGCCGAAGCTCTGAACTATTTGGCACTTGCCGGATACGATACACAGCAGATGTGCGATACCCTGCCAACCGTATTGAACCTTGCGGCGGCAGGCAGTATTGACCTGGCATCTGCATCCGACATGGTGACCGATGCCATGTCTGCCCTGGGCATGGGTGTGGATGAAGCCGGAACGATGGTCGACCAGATGGCAAAGACTGCATCTACCACCAATACCTCTGTAGCACAGCTTGGTGAAGGAATCCTTACCATCGGTGCTACGGCAAAGTCTGTAAAGGGCGGTACTGCTGAACTGAACACGGCACTTGGTATTCTTGCCAACAATGGTATTAAGGGTGCTGAAGGCGGTACGCATCTTCGGAATGTGATTCTGTCCATGCAGAACCCAACGGATAAAGCGGCGGCAAGCATGAAGTCTCTTGGTGTGGATGTGTATGATTCACAGGGCAATATGCGTTCGCTGAATGATATCTTAGGCGATTTGAATACCAGCATGGACGGCATGACCTCCGAAGAAAAGTCCAACATCATCAGCAATATCTTTAATAAAACTGACCTGTCCTCCGTCAATGCCCTGCTTGCCAATACGGGTGATACTTGGGATGATTTACAGCAGTCTATCACGAACAGCGGCGGTGCTGCACAGCAGATGGCAGACACACAGCTGGATAATTTACAGGGTCAGCTGACCATTCTGAAATCTGCACTTGAGGGTCTTGCTATTTCTTTTGGCGAACTTCTGATGCCTGCCATCAAGCAGATTGTGGGATGGGTGCAGAAATTTGTAGACTGGCTGGGCGGCATGGATGAGGGTACGAAAAAGGTCGTGGTTACCGTTGCATTGTTTGCGGCGGCTCTGGGGCCGGTGCTGATTATAGTCGGCAAGGTTATCTCGGCAGTCGGTACGATTATGACAGTTGTTCCGAAGATTGCCGGAGTGATCAATACGGTCAAAGGAGCTTTTGCTGCGCTGAATGCGACTATGCTTGCCAACCCTATCTTTCTGATTATTGCAGCGATTACAGCACTGGTAGCGGCATTCATTTATTTGTGGAATACCAATGAGGACTTCCGCCAGTTCTGGATTGACCTGTGGGAGAACATCAAGACTGTGGCCATTGCTGTATGGAATGCCATCAAGGACTTCTTTGTGGCAGTATGGGAAGGCATCAAGTCTGTTGCGGAAATGGTGTGGAATGCACTGGCATCCTTTTTCACGGGTTTGTGGGAGGGCATCAAGACAGTCTTTACCACAGCGGTTACAGCAATCAGCACCTTCCTCTCCACAGCATGGACAACCATTCAGACCACGGTTACCACAGTGTTCACGGCAATTCAGACCTTTTTCACTACGGTATGGAATACCATCAGCACGATTGTAACTACGGTAGTGACGGCTGTTCAGATGTTCCTTACCACGGCTTGGAATGCAATAAAGACGGCCATTACTACAGTGCTGACAGCCATTCAGACAGTGGTCACAACGATATGGAATGCAATCAGCACTTTCATTACAACGATTGTTACGGCAATACAGACGTTTCTTACCACGGCTTGGAATACCATAAAAACGGTAATTACCACGGTGCTGAATGCTATCAAGACTGTGTTCACAGCCATTTGGAATGCTATAAAAACGGTCATTACCACAGTGGTAAACGGCATTAAAAATACCATTACAACCGTGTGGAATACCATCAAGTCCACGGTATCATCAGTGGTCAATGCAATCAAAACCACGGTGGGCAGTGCATTCACAGCCATGTGGAACGGCATCAAAGGTACCATCAGCGGTATCTACAATACCATCAAGGGCGGTTTCGACAATGCAGTCGGCTATATCAAGAATCTTGCATCCTCTGCCTTTAACTGGGGTAAGGATTTAATCATGGGTATCGTAAACGGCATCAAAAGCTGTATCGGTGCCGTGGGTGATGCGGTCAGCAGTGTGGCAAATAAAATAAAGTCCTTCCTGCACTTCTCCGTGCCAGATGAGGGACCGCTGACCGATTATGAATCGTGGATGCCTGACTTTATGGGCGGACTTGCCAAAGGCATTGAAAACAGCAAGGGCATGGTGGCAAAGGCGATGGGCGGAGTGGCTGCCGATATGGTTGTGAATCCGAAAATCAGCACGGCAGACACCAGCGGTATCCTCGGCGGGACATCTGCTGGAGATACCTTTGCTGGCATAACGTCTGCAATTACAGAAGCACTGGCAGGTGTGGGTGGTCAGACTGGAGATATTGTAATCCCTGTTTACCTTGGTGGTACGATGCTGGATGAAGTGATTATTACTGCACAGCAGAGAACAAATTTAAGAAGAGGAGGGAGATGACATGGCATTTTTGGAATATTTGAGAATAGATGGCGAAAAACTTCCGCTGCCGGATACTTATGATATTTCACTTTCATCAGTAGAAGCAGATACAAGTGGTGAAACAGAAGCTGGAACCAGGCAGAGGGATGTAGTAAGACAGGGAGTGGTAACGATCAGTCTGTCTTTTTGTGTAACAGCAGTATGGCTAGCAAAATTGACAGCTTTCTCAAAAAAAGACAAATTATCGGTAGATTATTTTGATACAGATAATCTGACGTTGAAAAACGCAGAAATGTATGTAGATGGATTCAAAGCTAAACTGGAAAAAGATACTTCCTTTAAAGGACTATGGACAATTTCCTTTTCATTGAAGGAATTTTAAAGGGAGGTGGCAGTTTGTATCCAGTATCAGAAGCATTTTTAACAGCAATACAGTCAAACAGCAGACGCTGCCGGTGGTCTGGAAGGATTACAACAGCAATAGAAATCATTGATTTTGAAGAAAAGGACATCATAAAAGGCAGTGGCTATATTTCTTCGCAATGCTGCGGAAGTACAGAGATAGAACTAGGAAGCGTATATTCCACAGAGATGGGGATTACGCTATTTTTAGATGTAGACAGATATACTCTGGAAGGTGCAAGTATAGAGCTCCATTACCATCTGCTTTTGCCAAATGGGGACTACGAATCTGTGCCTATGGGAATATTTGAAGTCAGTGAAGCAAACAGAACCATAAAATGCCTGGAAATTAAGGCCTATGATTACATGATTCACTTTGAAAAGAGCTTCAATGGTACCAGTACTACAGGAACTGCATATGAGCTGATTGATTTATGCTGCCGAGCCTGTGGTGTTGAAATGGCACAGACACAGGAAGATTTTGAGGCAATGTCAAATGGAATGGAAATCCTTGCAAACTATAGTGAAAATGATATTGAAACATATCGGGATGTTCTATATTACACTGGGCAGGTGCTTGGCGGATTTTTCGTAATCAATCGCCTGGGAAAACTGGAACTTCGTAAATTTGGTAATGATCCTGTAATGGAAATTACATGGAATCAGAGATTTCAAAGCAGTTTTTCGGATTTCATTACAAAATATACAGCTATCAGTTCTACGAATATGAGAACACAGACGGCAGAGTATTATGCTTTGGAACAAGATGATGGTCTGACACTAAATCTTGGTGTTAATCCAATGCTGCAGTTTGGTCTGGAAGAAACAAGGAAAAGAATGTGTGAGAACATTCTGGAAGATATTTCTGTAATTTCCTATGTGCCTTTTGATTCAGATACAATAGGGAATCCAGCACTGGATTTGGGAGATGTTCTTCGATTCAGCGGTGGCCATGCGGATGATACACAAATAACGTGTATTACGGTTTCCCAATGCAGAATAGGTGGAAAACATACACTGAAATGTGTAGGAAAAAACCCAAGACTGGCACAGGCGAAGAGCAAGAATGATAAAAATATAACAGGACTTTTAAATCAGATTGAAGAGGGTAAGGTAGGCTTTTTTTCTTTTGTGAATGCAAAACCCTACGAACTTGCGAAAACGGAACTGCAGGTTATCAGTATTGATTTCGCTGCAGGAGAGGTTCTTCAGGCAGAGTTTATTGGATTGGTCATAATGGATGTTAATGCAGATTGTGTAAAGAGGGAAAGCTTTGCGACTGGCACCATTTCCATACCTATGCCTGCGCCTCCTGCAGAAAATTTATCCTCAGAAGAGGAAACAACTGATGTAAGTGTGGAAGTGAATCTTCCTGTTACATGGGAGGAGGATGGCAAAGTGGTGGTTCAGGCCAGGTATGTTCTAAACGGTACAGATATTGAACTTTTCTTACCAACCCAGACTTACGGAAGTGGAAAACATACATTTCCTTTATATTATCCAGTCAATAATGTGCTTCCGAATCTTTTGAATAATTTTTCAGTATATTTTTCTGTCACTGGTGGAACTGTTCGGATTGCAGAAGGTGCCTGTATTGCGACTGTAACAGGGCAAGGGTTAGCTGCAGAAGAAACAGCCGATTGGGATGGGATACTGGAGATTGAAGAAATGATACAGAAGTATCAGGTTCTTAACTGGTTCAAACAAGGAACTTTAGTGGATAACGTTTCTGTTAAAACAGAAAAGCCACAGTTGGTAAATTTTTTACAGACTATGGCCAAAACAGCTATGACAGGATTACCGATGATTTTTGAAGATGGGAGTGATCAGCAATGAAATTAAAAGGGAAAACAACAATTGAGCTTACAGATGTGAATAGCGGTGAGATAACAACTATTGAAGAAGAAAACATGGTGACGAACGCATTAAATTATTTCTTCAATTCAAATCCAATGGGTGTGTTTAATTATCTGAAAAATACGGGTACTATAAAATACTTTAATGAACATTTTATTCCCATATGTCCAAAGATACTGGGAGGGATTTTCTTGTTCTCAGAAACTGTGCAGGAAAATGTGGATCATATTCTGCCAGACAGTCATACAATGCCGATGGCATATGCTTCTAATAATACAAATCCATTTGAGGATCCTCGCCGGGGCAGTATGAATTTGAATGAATCAATGGCAATTACAAATGGATACAGATTTGTCTGGGATTTTGCAACCAGCCAGGGAAATGGAACTATAGCAGCGGTAGCACTGACGAGCTGTTATGGAGGTGCTGCAGTTTATGGTTCTGTTTATGATGATACCTCGCCCTTTTTTCTCATGAAAAAAGATAATATAGGAAATTTTGATAAGGCAGTTAGACTACGTTTTATGGAGGCTGTGGAATTAAATGTGGAAACAGAAACGATGTATTCTATTTCTTATCAAACTGATGGAATTCAGATTTTCAAAATTCATTTTCCAATTCATCATATTGGGTTAACGGATGATTTGAATAATTCAAACATTACAATTTTGGAAGAAAAAACGATAGTGCCATCTACTTTTAAATTTATAGATTACTATGGATTGTATGGTGCATTTTATGATGGGAGGGATGGTTACTGGTATGGTTTTTCTCATCAAAACAATAGCAGCGGTAATGCAAAAATTTACTGGATTAAGATTTCAAAGACGGATTATTCTTTTACGGAAGGAATGTGGACATTAGCCGGTGTTCATTTGCAGGGGTGCGGAAAATATAATCCATCTTCTTTTAATAGAGAAGAAGATGGATGTGTACGGAATGGATATTATTATACCTTTTCATCTTCAAGAACTGGAGTTTATAAGATTGCAGTAGATAATCAAGCCGATATCACTTTATTAGATTTAGGTGTAAAAGCCAACGAAAACGGTGTAGGATCTTATTCTTCTAATGGAAGGCATATGCTGTTGATTGAGAAAATCATTATTGGCAGGAATTTCATGATTCTGGAGGATGATACTGTTGTGGTTACAAAAGGGGATGAAAAAATTCCGGATATCTGTACACCAGCATTCCAGTGGAAGCAATTCTTATTTGTATGGACTGCATCTTATCGATGCATTTATCTTTTGACGCCATTTCTTGCTACTATAAACAATCTTTCAAAAGCGGTGGTAAAAACAGCTGATAAAACTATGAAGATCATTTATACACTGACGGAACAGACAGAGGATAGTTAAACAAAAGAAAACAGGTGCACTCTGCCTCCTGCTTTCTCATGGAATGGGATGCCGAGATATCTGGTAGGGAAATCATTTTTTGCGTTTCGGACGTATTGTGATATCTGCATCATAATCACGATTCGCTTCTGCAACCATTGGAATCTGCCCGTATTGTTTTGCCAGACGGCGTCTTGCTGCCTTATATTCCTGCTGCTTTTTGGCAATCTCCGCCTGAAGTTTCTGTTCTTCCAGAACGGCAGTTTCTTCTTCTGTAAAGGGGCGGATACGGATGGATCCTTCTTCATATTCGACAAACAGATGTGCACCAATTGGGAAACCAAGTTCTTCAAGCCAGCGTCCTTCCAGCTGGATCTTTGGTGCAAAGCCGCTTTGATAGCGGCTGGAGTACTGGACTTTAATGTTTTTTGTTTTCATAGGCAATTCCTCCTTGCTGTTCAATACGCTTAGCAGCGCTGGTTTTTGTTAGTGTTATATATCACTCTAAAGACGGAAGATAGCAAGGGAAATTAAAAATAGATACGATAAAGGCAGATGCAAGAGAGGACATCTGATAAATACGGGAAAGAAGTGGTTGTTCTTCGGAATAGTCACTTTTTTTGATGCAAATTATGCATTAGCTATGCAGCTTTCTGTATGGCTATACACAAATTCAAAGAAAGAGAGGATTTTTACATGAAAGAATTTTGGAACACGATTCAATTTGTTTTTGCAGGTATTGGCGGCTGGTTAGGCTGGTTCTTAGGCGGCTGTGACGGGTTGCTGTTTGCCCTGCTTGTCTTTGTGGCGGTGGACTATATCACAGGAGTGATGTGTGCTGTTTTGGACAAAAGCCTTTCCAGTGAGGTTGGATTCAAGGGTATCTGTCGGAAAGTGCTGATTTTCCTGCTGGTAGGGATCGCCAACATCCTTGATGTGCAGGTGATTGGAACAGGCAGTGTGCTAAGAACCGCAGTGGTATTTTTCTATATTTCCAATGAGGGTATTTCCTTGATGGAAAATGCTGCACATCTTGGACTGCCAATTCCGGCAAAGATGAAAGAAGTATTAGAACAGTTGCATGATCGCAGAGAGAAAGGAGACGAGTAATTATGAGTTATACAAATAGTTCATTGGTATCTTACACGAAACTTAGCCCGAACCATTCCGGGCAGAGAACACACTCCATTGACCGCATCACACCACATTGTGTAGTTGGTCAGTTATCCGCAGAAAGCATCTGTGCCTGCTTCCCGGCAGGACGTGACGCAAGCTGCAACTATGGCATTGGTACAGACGGCAGAGTATCGTTGTGCGTTGAGGAAAAGAACCGTTCTTGGTGTTCCTCCAGCAACGCTAATGATCAGAGAGCTGCCACGATTGAATGTGCCAGTGATAGAACAGAGCCGTATGCGATGAACAGCAAAGTTTATGATTCACTGGTCAGACTCTGCACGGACATCTGCAGGCGAAATGGTAAGAAGAAACTTCTGTGGTTTTCTGATAAAAATAAGTCCTTAAATTATAATCCAAAGCCGGATGAAATGGTACTTACCGTGCATCGTTGGTTTGCCAATAAAAGCTGTCCGGGGAACTGGCTGTATGCAAGGCTTGGTGATTTGGCAAATGAAGTAACCGCAGCACTAGGTGGGACAGCAACTAATACTCCATCAACAGGTGAAAGCACTTGGTATCGTGTCCGCAAATCTTGGTCTGATGCAAAATCACAAAAGGGTGCATTTCATAATCTTGCGAATGCCAAGAAATGTGCTGATGCGAATACAGGTTATAAAGTGTTTGATGAATCAGGAAATCAGATATATCCAGTAGCTGTTGCTCCTTCTCCATCTATTGATTCGATTGCAAGAGAAGTAATCAATGGCCATTGGGGTAACGGAAATGAGCGGAAGCAGAGATTAACAACTGCTGGTTATGACTACAATGTAGTACAAGCCAGAGTGAATGAAATCTTGAACAGTGGAGCCGCAGGTGTAAAAACTAAATCCATTGATATGATTGCAAGAGAAGTCATCCAAGGCACCTGGGGTAATGGTGACACGCGAAAGCAAAGGTTAACTGCAGCAGGATACGATTATGCCGCGGTTCAATCAAGAGTAAACGAAATATTAAAATAGAAATAATGCCTGCTGAGGAGTAAATCCTTGGTAGGCATTATTTTTTTGCTCTTTTGGGGATTCGAATATGTGGCTTTTTCCGCTTATCGGTAGAAGGATACCAAGTGGTGTTACTTCTGGTTGTAGTCAGAGGGAAACATATCCATCCTTCGGATTGGAGGAATTGTCATGCAGGTAATAAAACTGACGACAGAAGAGATGAATGCAGCACCAAAAAAACACAGATATACCGAAGAAGAAATGCAGAGAGAATATGATTATTTGCTTGCCCAGCAGATGACGAAATCATTGCTGGAAAACGGTCTGATTTCGCAGGAAGAATTCAACAAAATAACGCTGAAAAACCGACAGACTTTCTATCCAAAACTTGCGGATTTAATGCCCTGAAATCGTTGCTATTACTGGGTTTCAGAGGTAACATGTGACCTACCGAAAGCGAGGTGAGTGGATGAAACGGATCACAAAAATCAAGGCAAATGAACAGCCAATAGTAAAACCCAAAAAGAAAGTGGCAGCTTACTGCCGCGTATCGACAGCGAGCGATGACCAGTTAATCAGCCTGGCAGCACAAAAGGAACATTATGAGAGGTTCATCAAGACCAATCCGGAATGGGAGTTTGCCGGACTTTATTATGATGAAGGTATTAGCGGCACCAAGAAGGAAAAACGTGAGGGACTGCTGGAAATGCTGGCTGACTGCGGGCGTGGGAAAATCAATCTGATTATTACAAAATCTATCAGCCGTTTCGCAAGGAACACCACAGACTGCCTGGATATGGTCAGAAAGCTTATGGAGATGGAAGTCTTCATTTATTTCGAGAAAGAGAATATCAATACTGAATCAATGGAGAGCGAACTGATGCTTTCCATTTTAAGCGGGCTGGCGGAGAGTGAATCAAAGTCTATTTCAGAAAACGCCAAATAGGCTGTGAAGAACCGTTTTAAAAACGGTACCTTCATTATTTCTTATCCGCCTTATGGGTACAACAACGTGGATGGAGAGATGGTGATTGTACCGGAACAGGCAGAAGTGGTAAGACGGATTTTTGCGGATATCCTTGCGGGTAAAAGTACCCACGTCATTGCAAAGGAATTAAATGCGGAGGGTGTGCCGACCAAACGAAACGGTACATGGACTCCCGGAGCGGTCAATGGACTTGTGAAAAATGAAAAGTACACAGGAGATGTGATTTTCCAGAAGACCTTTACGGACGGCAGTTTCAATCGTCATACCAATTATGGAGAATATGACCAGTATCTTTTTGAAGGACATCATGAGCCTATCGTAAGCCATGAGATTTTTGAGAAAGCAAATGCCGTCATGCAGCAGCGTGGCAAGGAGAAAGGAAACGGAAAAGACACCTTCAAATACCAGAATCGCTATGGTTTCTCCGGCAGAATCCGATGCGGAAAGTGCGGCAACAACTTCAAACGCCGGATGCATTACAAGCCGAGCGGTTCTTATGTGGCATGGTGCTGTTCACGGCATATTGAAGCTGCAAATGAATGTTCCATGAAATACATCACCGATGATGCTCTGAAAGCGGCATTCCTTACGATGATGAATAAGCTGATTTTCTCAAGGCGGGTTATCTTAAAGCCTTTGCTTCGCAGCCTGCAGAATGCCAATGAAAGCAGAAGACTGCTGCAGATACAAGAGTTGGAGAACTTGATTGAGAAAAATGCTGAGAAACGAAAGACGCTGACAAACCTTATGGTCAACGGCTACCTGGAGCCTGCGGTATTTAAGCAGGAAAGCAATGTGCTGACTACCAACGCAGAAATGCTTCAACAGGAAAGGGACAACCTAATCCATTATGTGAGCAGTGATCAGACGCGGGTGGAGGAGCTGGAAAAGCTGATTCATTTTACCGGAAAGCAGAAAGCGGTAATAGAGTACAGCGATGATATTTTCCTGGAATATGTGGACTGTGTTACGGTGCTGTCACGGGAAAAAGTCAGATTTGAATTAAAATGTGGACTGCATTTGGAAGAAAGGCTGGTGATGTAAATGGCGCATATTCCATATGGATATTGCATTGTGGATGGCAAGGCAGTGGTCGAAGAGGAACAGGCAGAACAGATCAGAAAGGTTTTTGCAGAATACCTTGGCGGAAAGGCGCTGATGATCGCAGCGAAAGAGGCTGGGCTTACCATGTACCACGGCAGTGTGGGGCGGCTGCTTCGGAACCGGCACTACCTTGGAGATGAGTTTTATCCGGCTATTATCGATCAGGAGACCTTTGATAAGGCAGAAGAAAAGCGAATGGAGAAAGCGGCGTCGCTTGGCAGAATCCGAGAATTGGAACAGGACACTAAAACGGAATGTGCCACACGGTTTTCCATGCCAAAGATTGTGGAACGCTACGCTGATCCATTCCAACAGGCTGAATATGCCTACAGTTTAATTGAAAGCGAGGTGCAGGACTGATGGCAGAAAAAAGTATTACCGTGATTCCGGCCAGAAGGCGTGTGGGAAACACGGTAAATCAAGAACAGAAACCAAAGTTGAGAGTCTGCGCCTACTGTCGTGTTTCCACGGACAGTGACGAACAGGCTACCAGCTATGAGGCACAGGTGGAGCATTATACCACTTATATACAGAGAAATGCAGAGTGGGAGTTTGCTGGAATATTTGCAGATGATGGAATTTCCGGCACGAATACCAAAAAGCGAGAAGAGTTCAATCGTATGATTGAGGAGTGTATGGCAGGACATATTGATATGATTATTACAAAATCCATCAGCCGATTTGCCAGAAATACTTTGGATTGCCTGCAGTACATCCGGGAACTGAAAGATAAGAACATTCCTGTGTTCTTTGAGAAGGAGAACATAAACACGATGGATTCCAAAGGGGAGGTGCTGCTGACCATCATGGCATCCCTTGCACAGCAGGAATCGGAATCTTTAAGCAAGAACGTAAAGATGGGGCTGCAGTTTCGCTACCAAAACGGTGAGGTGCAGGTCAACCACAATCGGTTCCTTGGATACACGAAGGATGAGGACGGACATCTCATTGTTGAGCCAAAAGGTGCGGAGGTAGTCAAGAGAATCTACCGCGAATACCTGGAAGGGTCAAGTCTGAAACAGATAGGAATGGGTCTTGAGGCAGATGGGATTTTGACGGCTGCCAACAAGAAAAAGTGGCGTCCGGAGACATTGAAGAAGATATTGCAGAATGAGAAATATATCGGAGATGCTCTCTTACAGAAAACCTACACTGTAGATTTCCTTACAAAAAAGCGAGTGAAGAACAATGGTATCGTCCCACAGTATTATGTGGAAAACAGCCATGAGGCTATCATTCCGCGTGACCTTTATATGCAGGTGCAGGAGGAGATGGTCAGACGAGCCAATCTCCACAGCGGAGCCAATCAAAAGAAGCGGGTGTACAGCAGTAAGTATGCACTTTCCAGTATCGTCTACTGCTCGAAATGCGGAGATATTTACCGCCGGATTGCCTGGAACAACCGAGGCAAATACTCTATCGTCTGGCGTTGTGTGACCAGGGTGGGACATGGGCCACAGTGCTGCGATGCTCCGACCGTGCAAGAAACAGAACTGCATGAGGCTGTCATCAAGGCAATCAATCAGGCACTTGGTAACAAAGATAGTATTCTGGAAACATTGGAGCGAAACATCGAGGAAGTTCTGATGGAAACGGACAATTCCGGAGCAGAGGACATTGAAGAAAAACTCTGTGTATTACAGAAGGAACTGCTGAAACTGGCCAATGATAAGAAAGATTACACCGAGGTGGTTGATGAAATTGACCGCTTGAGACAGCAGAAACAGGATGCCTTGGTGGAAAAAGCTGAACGTGAGGGCATGAAACAGAGGATCTTGGAAATGAAGGAGTTTCTGATTAAACGGAAACGAGAGATTACGACCTACAATGAACAGTTGGTACGCAAGCTTATTGAGAAGATAACAATTTATGATGATAAGTTTACTGTCGAGTTTAAATCGGGGACGAGTGTGGATATTGAGAAGTAAGAGTAAGTACATTACGGTGGATAAGGACAAAAACATGACCGTTACATTCAAAGACGGCTCGGAAGTACAGGTATAAAACTGAACAGAGATGCACACAGGGACACCTTGTAGGGATGCAGGGTGTTTTTTCTCTTTTCGGATATTTTGCATACAATGCTACAAGTGTATTGTAAAACTTGAAACAATGTGCTATAATTAATCTCATTAGTGTTATATATGAATACTGAAATGTGCAAGCGAGGTAATGAAAATGATAAAAAACAATATTGAAGTAGATGTAAAAGTAAAATGCATCGAAGCTGGCAAAACGCAGGCACAATTAGGAGAAGCGGTCGGAACAACGGGTCAGTATGTAAATCGTATTATAAAGAAGCAGGACGGCGTGGTCAATAAGACCTTTGTGCAGATGATGGAAGCACTGGGATATGATATCGAACTGACTTATGTGAAAAGAAAAAACAGCTTAACCGAAGGGAGTGATACAGAGTGAAAACATTAGGAATCCTGGAAGAAATTAAGGATCTGCGTACTGTATGGCCGCATGAAGCTTTGGATTTTACTCCGTGGCTGTCGCAGGATGATAATATCAATTTGCTTGCGGATGCTCTTGGTTTAGAAATTACAGTCGATGAAACAGAATCTTCTGTTGGCGATTTTAATGTAGATATTTATGCTTCCGAAACCGGAACGGATCGTAAAATTATTATAGAAAATCAACTGGAGGATACCAATCATGACCATTTGGGAAAACTGATTACATATGCATCCGGCAAATCGGCTAATGTAATTATCTGGGTGGTGAAACATGCTCGTGAGGAACACAAGGCCGCAATCGAGTGGCTGAACAATCATACAGATGATAAAATTGGTTTTTTCCTGTGTGAGATAAAGCTGTATCGTATTGGTAAATCAGAACCTGCCGTCAAGTTTGAAGTCATTGAAAGACCGAATGACTGGACTAAAGAGGTAAAGAAAAATGAGTCGGTAAACCAGACACAGCAACAGCGATATGATTATTGGGTAGCATTCCAGGATTACGCATTCAAAAATCCACAGTTTGCGAAAAACTTTAATCGCAGGAAACCATCGCTCGACCACTGGATGAATTTCAGTGTCGGCTCATCTGCCTGTCATATTGCTGTTTCTCAAATTCAAAAGAGAAACGAACTGGATGTGGAGTTGTACATCAGTGAGGATAAGGATTTATTCCATTCGCTTTTGGAACATAGGGAAAGCATCGAAAAAGATGCAGAACTTACCTTTGATTGGCGGGAATTGCCGGAGCGTAAGGCAAGCAGAATCGTCATTGAAAAGTCCGTGAATTTCAATGATAAGAGTGAGTGGAATGCCCAGTTCGATTGGCTTATCGATACAATGGTGAGAATGAGACAAACATTTAAGAAATATTTGTGATGGAGGTAAGTGAAAATGTCAGAGAACAAAAAAGCTGTGCAATTGGGCGAAGGTGTAGCAGATAATATAAAACAGGCTGCAAACCAGGAACTATCAGACATAGGGAAAATGTTAATAGGTGTTTTTGCTAATTTTGCAAAAGAAAAAATACAAGGGATAAATCTTGATGAGTTATTCAGCAAGAAAAATGAAGAGGAACTGGTAGCTTTATGGTCTAATCAGCTTGCAGAAAAAAGTCTTATTCCTAAAGGGTATGCGGGGTTGCCGGAAGAACTTCTAATTGCCAATATGCATCAAGAAGGCTACTTGGATGGTCTATATGCAGGATATGCGCTTGCTATGATGGCGCTGGTAGATAATGATGCACCAAAGAATTTAATATTATCAGTAAGAGATGAGATTCGACCGAATCTAATAGGGCAACATTTTAATAATAGAGATGAATTTTATAAACGATACAAAGATGAAAAGTACAGCTGGGTGGATAAAGCTGATAAAAGTAATAATAATCAGGAACAATCGGAAAATTTAGTGATGAATAAAAAAGAGTAGATATTGTAGGATGCATCTGTATGCGGCATAACTTTTATGCAAAGAATGTAGAACGGCATTTCTTGAATAAACTGCCAAATCTATGTCCTAAGAGAAGCAGTGGTTAATATGGGATCTCCAAAAGAGGTAATGATTGCTTGCAAAAGGCATTGTGTATTATGTGAAAAAGATAAAAGGGTAAATGTTGAGTGTCATCATATTATTCCCGTTCCGAAGGTGGACCAGATACTTTTGAAAATTGTATCCCAATTTGTTTCGATTGCCATTCTATGGTTGGCTCATACAATCCCAATCATCCAAAGGGAAATAAGTTCTCTCCCGAAGAACTGAAAAGTAGGACAGATTCTTTTTATAACAGAGTTGCATCTGATGAATTTCCTAAGTTAGAGATTAATAATGTGAGTATATGTTCCCCTAAGCACACAATCCCCAAAAAACTGTTCTAAAACGGCATTGACCAATTTCCCTTAACGTAAAATTCGATTGACCAATTCCCGCATACAGTTTCCTCGGTTTGACATTCTTGCTATCCTGTCGAGCCACGTTGAGACGATAGTACTCTTGTCCCACAAATCACCTGATAGCCATATAGATGTAAAAGTGGAATTTGGATAAGGTAATGGGAAGATGCCTTTGGATGCAATTGCAGAGAGTGCAAAGAAATACCAACCGAAACCGAAAATCACATATAAAATGATACAGGAATATGTCGAAAAGAAATATGGGTTTAGGGTACATACTGCGTATATCGCAGAGATAAAAAGGTCTTTGGGATTGATAATGTATGATGCTCCAAATGCAGTAGAAGAGTTGAAGCAACCAAGAAAGCATCCGCCGAAAGAGAAAGTAGAGGCTATAAAAGCTGCACTTAAATATTTTGAGGTGATGTGATGGAAGAAAGTATATTTCAAATAGCAGAACAAATAAAGCAACTCCATAAGAAAGCTTATGATATCTATCTTCCATTAGTTGATGATGTATGTAGGCGAAAAGTATCGGAAATGGAATTATCCTATTTGCTTGATTATTTGTTGGACTTTGCCTGTGATGAAAAAATGTTGGAGTTATATAAAAAGGTGTTCAGAAGGTATTTCTATACTTATCCGAGTTTCATTAAGTCTTATATTGTTGCATATCGGGAGATGTTGAAAGATGAAAATGAATGACTGTTCAGTAGAAGATATTAGTTAAGAAAGAAATAGACAGAGTATTTAGAAAGCGAATGATATGATTATAGGAGGGACAATGGGAAGAATAGTTAAGGAAACGCTTCATGCGAAAGGCATTGATATTGGTATTTATACAACAAATTTTGAAAGTGAGTTTATTTCATTAACGGACATAGCTCGATATAAAAGTGATGATCCAACAGCGGTTATACAAAATTGGATGAGAAATCGAGATGTAATAGAATTTTTGGGACTATGGGAAAGACTGCATAATCCAGATTTTAAACCCCTCGAATTCGAGGGGTTTAGAAAACAGGCAGGAGCAAACGCATTTACAATGTCACCCAAAAAGTGGATAGAAGCTACAGATGCTATCGGTATTGTTTCAAAAGCGGGACGTTATGGAGGAACATATGCTCATAGTGATATTGCCATGTCTTTTGCAACTTGGATTTCTCCTGAATTTCAGTTATACATTATGAAAGACTACAGGAGATTAAAGACGGATGAGAATAGCCGATTATCTTTGAATTGGAATTTAAACAGAGTAATTTCCAAACTGAATTACAGGATACATACAGATGCAATTAAGGATAATTTGATTCCACCGAAATTAACACCCGCACAGGTAGTGTATACCTATGCTAATGAAGCAGATATGTTAAATGTTGTTTTATTTGGCAAGACAGCAAAGCAGTGGAAAGATGAAAATCCTACAGCAAAAGGAAATATGCGAGATGTGGCAACGTTGATCCAATTGTTAGTGCTTGCAAATTTGGAAAGTTATAACGCTGTTCTGATTAATCAGGGAAAGAATCAAAAAGAGCGGATGGAATTACTCCGACTGTTGGCAGTACAGCAGTTACAGACATTGGAAAAGGTAAGCCTAATACCCACATTGGAAAACGGAATGATAGAGTAATAATGTAAGCGGAAAAATGCAGAAAAAGAAGAAGTGAGAATACCAATATTATCAGAGGAAGCAAAGCAGCTTTTAATTGAGGCAACAAAAGATGCTGCCAGTCAAATATTAGTAATTGATTCGCTTGAAGGAACAGACATACAAACATATAATAAGATAATGAATATTGATAAGATTGGTAAGTCTGTTGCCAATATGGAAAGCAGCTGTGGAGGAACTTCGAAACAATCAGTTGATAATGGCGGTTGGTAATAGAAATGAAATATTTCAACTCACTAAACTGGGATATGAAGTTTCAGAAAAAATTTAGAAGTGGCATTTTTGTGGGAATCTGGTACAACCGTCGAGACAGTAGTTCGACTGTCAAGAGTGAAATAACCCGATAAATAAAGGGTTTTTCACTCTTTTTTGCTTCAAAAAGAGATGATTAAAAAAATCGTAAAAACACGGCTGGCATAATTTTATGAATTTTTAGGTGTTGAGCCTGAAAGGAGGGTGAAGATGTTCACGAAAAATACAGAAGTGAGGAAATGCTGCAGATTTAACTGTGAAAACATATCCAGTGACTTATGATCAATTCCAGATGATATTATGATGGAGTATAAAAAGGTGATTCTTCGACAGATTTTAATAAATGATTGCAAAGTTCAAAAATGTATTGCTATTGTGCTTACAAGTGAGTCTACTATAAGTAGAAGAAATATGTTTTTGAAAGGAGCGATAACTATGGCAGCAAAATCAGCAAATCTCTATGCCAGAATTGAACCAGAGGTAAAGGAGCAGGCAGAGGGAATACTTTCTGCTCTTGGCATTCCTGCATCGAATGCAATTAACATGTTTTATAAACAGATTATACTTCACAGAGGATTACCGTTTGAGGTCAAAATCCCCTCTGCAAGACCATTAGATATGAGCAATTTATCAGAAGAACAGATAAATGAAGAATTAGAGAAAGGTTATGCGGACATGAAAGCTGGCCGTACAAAGCCAGCAAGTAAGATATTTGAAGATATCCGCAAGGATTATAATTTATGA